ATCACGGGCTTCCGGGTATTTATTGGAATAATTGTACACCTTTAGCCTTGCATCCATGAGTGCAACAACACCCATGTAAATTTCCTTATGCTTGAATGTGAGTTTTTTTGAACCCGGGTTGATGAATTTACCGGTTTCGTCGAAAAATTGGTTGTTGAATTTTTCGGAAGCCTTCTCGTAGAGTTTGCGGGTTTCGTTCTTTGAAACAGCCGGCTTGAAAAACTTTTGTTTATTAGAAACAATGTTCATACCTTTGTGATTGAGATTTTATGAATGACTGTATTAGAAGTGCGGTTTTTGTAAAGTCAATTTGTTTCGCAAGGATAGAATAGGGATCGCAAACCATTATTTCTATCCTTGTTTTATTTAGGATAAAAATGTAAAAAGGGTATTAAGCCTCTACGGACTTACCTACCCTTTTTGAAGGTTTTATCCCCCCTTTTTTTTCAAAATAATCTATTTGATTATTACATAACTGCGAATCAATATACTTTACAAGATCGCCATATTTAATTTTCAATAATTTGCCCTTATTGCCGATTCCTATAAGTTTGAATGAATATGGGATTGTGGGTAAAAGCCTTTTGGCAAGATCAAAACTTATCCCCATTATTTCAGCAAATTCACGTGTGCCGACCAGGTAATTATAATCTTTTGTTTCAATTTTAGAAAGCAGCGCGGGATTAACCGAATTTTTATCTGATAAACCTTTACTTTTAATTTCTTTTGACATATCTTTGTGGGTATTTGTGTGTATTATGGTGTATTTGTGTGTATGATGGCGCAACATTTATTTATATAAATAGCCCTTATTTTTATAGGGATTCGACACAAATTTAAAACATTTATTAATACGACAAATACTTTTCTTGTATTTTTTTACACAAATGTTGTTAATATGAAAAACAATACTGTCAATCAAAGAATTGTATCACTGATGAAAGAATTTAACCACAACTATAATTCTTTTGCAAAGGAATTGGGTATCAGTTCTGTTGTTGTAAGCAATATAGCAAAGGGAAGGAACAACCCGTCCTTCGATTTTCTTCAAACCATAAGAAGAAAATACGATTGGTTAAGCTATGATTGGCTTATTGACGGTGTGGGTGAGATGAAAAGAAATGTTTCGGCCACATCACAGGTAAATGAAATGCAGGCCGAATACGGTAAAGCAAAAATGGTAGATCACGATATAGGATACCTTAAAGAAATAATAGAAACACAAAAAATCCTGATAAGGGCATTGCAGGAACAAATCGATTTAATGAAAGGGGATAAAAAATGAAAAAGGAAGTGTTACCCGAAATGCCGGGTATAAATAAAAGGCTGCTTTATGTGATACACATGAAATACGGGACCAACATCAACCGGTTCTGTAACTTTTCGGGGATCGTGCAGCAGCGTTTGAACAGGCTGTTCATAACCGATAAACGGTCCGACAAATATCCTACCGTTCCTGCAGACATTTTGGCCACCGTTGTCGAATTGTACGATGATGTCAATTCGGATTGGATATTAACGGGCAGGGGGGAACCGTTTATGACCGATAAAAACAAGGATTATCTGATTCAAATCCAACGTAAAACCATAGATGCATTGAAGAATAAAAGTTAAATCACGAACTCGCTTTCAACGAGTTGGTAAAATTTAGGATCAAGTTTTCTTCTAAAGTCGATCTGCTTTCCACAGTATTTACATTTAATGCTCAGCTCCGATTGCGGGATCGGTTTCTTACATGCACAATATCTCGGCATTTTTGGTTTTAGGTATTTTCGTCTGGTTTTACTGATTTCGATCATCAAAACGGTGTTTTTTCGTTTTTAGATTTCATTTTAAATTCATCGCATTTTATCTTTAATGCTTCTTCGGATGCACTTCTAATTATGGAAGCGGTATTGATCCTGTTGGATTTCAAAAAGTATATATACCCGCTCATTTTATCGCTGATTCGTAACGATATTACTATTCTGTTTTTCATGATTTTACAATCTTTTGTAATACAAAAAGTGCGTTTAGCGATATGTTAGCAACAATAAAAAATTATTGCGTTTGCTCATCTACTATCTTTTGTAATGCTTCGATGTAAGGTTCTATAAACTCATTCTTACTATCCTTCATTACATGTATCAACTCTATCATATCAAAATAGAGCATCGAAAATTCAAAAGTTACTACATATTGATCCATAATTTTTAAAAGTTGCTAACAACAAACATAAGCCATTTTATCGTGCTTTTAATTTGCTGTTATGGTTAATATTAAGTTCATTATTTCAATTTAAGTTTGTGTTAAACGGCTCATGTTTGCAGCCGTTAGCGGCAACCTTAGTCCGCAACATTACCGACAATCTCAAAGTCATTGATATGGTCACTAAAAAAGAATTTGCCATCGCATCTGTGACAAGGAATGCAAACATCTTTAGTCGGTACGTCTAATTGAGCAAACTCAAATCCATTGCAGTTATCACACCAAACAATACAATTTCCATCATTATCAAAGTCGCCTTCAAAAATATTTTTGCCGTTTTTATCTTTTTGGTTTATAAATTGGCTTAATGAATTTGGAACAATGCCAACCCATTTGTTTTCGTCAATTTCCATAAACACATCGTCCTTTTTGCGCTTAATAGTACCTTTTGCAATAGTCATACTTTCAACCCATTCGCCAGTATTAACCGATTTTCCTTTAAACAATATTTCTCTTTTCATTTATTTGATATTTAATGATTTAACAATAAAAGGCAGCCGATAACACGTAATATAAAAAATTGGCTATCAAACTTTAGTCTAGACATTGATGTCATGATCAAAGCCAACTTTTAATATTACCAACGTTCAAGGCAATGCCGTGAAAAACGGCCGCAAATGTGGAAACCCATCAACTCCGCCAATGACATCATTACTATTTCTGCCGCTTCTTTTGATATATTAAAGTTTGTTATTGCAAGTTTCCCGTGTACACATTCACATATAGCATGTGGAGTATAATCGTGGTCAATTGTCCTGAATTCAAACATAAAACCATCTTCTTTCTTGCCAACTGTAACACGCCTGTTATCAAATTTATAACTGATTGCATTTTTATAATTTCTGCGTTTAAGTAAAAAAGCATCAGCCGCTAATACAGGCTCAACAGCGGGTTCAGTGTTTTTTGTAAGTTTATCTTTCTTTGCCATATTCGTTGTATTTTGATTATTAAGTGATTCAAATTACGCCTCATTTTATCGCTCAGTTTAAGAAGCGACTGTCAACAATTCGACAGGTTTAAAAATTCGCATCGGAACTGGATGTTCAAGGAATTTGTCTTTAATGATTACCTTTATTCCTTTTCCTAAATCACCAAACAATCCGTAAACTTTCCAATCACATTTTTCTTGTGAACATTCGTATGGGTCTGTACTTTCTTTTTCGCAATTAGGGCAAATATATTTTCCAGTTGCCTTTAAGTTCGATTCCACTTATGGCAGCGTGGTCTATTACTAATCTTTTTGCTTTTTCTAAATTAGTTTCCATATTTTTTAGTATTTCAATTCCGTAAATAAAAACGCTTCATACACTTGGCCTTTATAAATCAGTTTGCTATATAAACGCATTACATTTGGTGCAGTATATTTCACCATCTTTTATTATCAGAGGTCTTGGAAATTTCATGCAATCGCAAACCGTATTTATAACATTCGGGTGGCTTAATTTTTCTACCTTGTTGGATACTTCCTTTATATAAAAATACAATGTCATTTCTCCTTTTTGAATCTTATACAATTTTGCAAGTAACTTTTTATAAAACTCTAATTTATCAATCATTGTGTTTGTATTTTACTTAAAACTAAGCCAACCGCAAAAATGTTGGCAGCAATTAAAAATCGAACCAAGGTCTAAATTCATTATCGCTTTTTAATAACTCGGCCTCAATTCGTATTTCATTGACAATTTTATATTTCATTCGTAACCATTCTTCCTCTTTTGTAAATTTATGTTCCTTACAAAAGTTTGCTTTTTGACGTAAATCAGTTTCTTTTTGTTTTAAAACTTCAATCAACTTATCTACATTTTGACTTAAATTTTCCATCTCGTTTAAATATTAACTGCTGCCATATTAAGACAGATTTTCAAAATAAAATTTTCCATTAAAAGGACAATCTTCTGAAATACCAAATAGTGAAGCGACTTCTAAAAGATATGCCTTTTTCTTGTGCGACTTTTCAACCTTTGGATTTTTAGGTAGTTTCTTTAATCTTTCGTGAAGCCCGGCTAAATACCAAGTTCTAAAGGTTTCTAAATCCAAAGAACCTTTATAGTGGTTTACTATTTTTTGACACGGAACCATATTATCAACGTGGTGTTCTTTTTCAAAAACAGCACCTTTAGAAAACCAATTGCGAATGACAGGTTTAACGTGATCAACTTGCCAATCGTCTTTTAATTCAGTTCCGGTATAGGCACATTTGCCACCGAACTTATTTTTAATTATTTCTCTATTTTTTTTTGAAATATACATTGTGAAAGAAATTTTACGTAAACAAAACGGCATCACCGCTTTCAAGTAAGCCGAATACATCGTAATGATGCGATAGCAGCCATTGAACGCTGTCATAGGGCAAATTTTCAATTTTTAAATCCTGTATTAATTCTATGTCTCCTATCTTTTCCTCGCAAAATAGATCGATTACTTCTTTATCGTGTTGTTTACAGAAGTGAAAGTTTTGAAACTGTGTGCGGATTTCCGTATCTGCTTCCGAAATCGGTTTTAATATCGGTTTAAACCAATTTGGAGTTGCATTTACGGTATCGTAACATACGATCGATCCGTCGGAATAAATCCCACCGACTGTCCCGATCACATAACTGCGGCAAGTTTTTTCATTTTTAAATGGAAGTCTTACCTTTAACCCATATGGTAAGTATGGGGCCAAATGTTGTACCTTTATTTTCATAGCTTATAATTGTATTAATTTATTGCCTACTTCCTGCACAACAACGGTTGAAACCGCGTTTCCGATCATTTTATAGCGTTGTGTTTTGCATATTTTCTTAACCGTTCCGTCATAATCACCGAATTTCGTCCAATCGTCAGGGAATCCCTGCAACCTTTCGCATTCGATTTCGGTTAGCCGTCTTATATTATTTACATACGGAATATTATCACCCCCCGTACCCATTCTGGACGTAAGTGTTCCTACTATTTTTTCGTATATTCTTTCTTCACCATGCTTATGTTTTGGTTCAGAAACAAAATTATTCTGTTGAAATGCATGTGATGATATTGTCGGACATATCTTGTGCCTGCCTCCTTTGTTGAAACCCCTGCCTTTTTGCTGTATAAGTATCGATCCGTTTGATGCGTTGCCTATTTGCGAACTTAACGCGGGTGAAATACCGCTCGATTCATACACACGGTCGCCTTGCGGTCGGTCGTTGCCGTCGGTATCGGTTCTCTTGATCTGTATCATTGTTCTTTTTCCATCTGGTCCTTTGTGATAATTACTATCGATTGTTCTGCAGACCACCCGAAATTTTCTTTTTTCTGAATTTTCATTAAACTTGAAATCGCTTTCTCCGATAGGAAATACCCTTGGCTTACTTCGTCCTGCAAGATGTCCGACAAAGTAAACCCGCTCTCTATTTTGGGGGAGAAACCAGGCTGTATTAAGCAATTGCCATTCGCACTCATATAGCCCAATGTCGGCAATTGCTCGCAATACGAGTTCAAAGTCTTTTCCTTTGTTACTCGATAAAAGACCTTTGACGTTTTCAAAGATAAAAACAGGGGGGTGAACTCTTCGATAATCCTAACTGCTTCATAAAAGAGACCGCTTCGTTGACCAGATAAACCTTTTCCTCTGCCAGCAACAGAAAGGTCTTGGCAAGGAAACCCGAACGTAACGATGTCCGGTCGGTCTGTAATTGTTCTTTTGGAAATAGTTCTAATGTCTCCAACATGTTCAGCGTTTTTAAAGTTATGACGATAATTGGCAACGGCATGTTTGTCAATCTCGGAAAAATAATGTTTCGTGAATTTGAACCCGGCCATCTCAAAGCCTTTTGCAAATCCGCCTATGCCTGAAAATAAATCTAAATAAACCATCAGCTCCTCAACTCTCTCATTTGAACATGATTTTCATACTCCGGGAATTCTTTGGCGAACAACCTCGCGTAACGGCTTCCGTATGCATCGTTTATTTTGAATCTTACGGGTTCTCCGTCCAACATCACGAAATTGCGGTCGTCGGTTTTCATGAATACCTCCCAACGGATCACGTTCATGATGAGTTTGAACGATATCTTGCGCTTGCCGCTGTGTACCGCCTGTAATGCGAATTCCTTGAATTTGGCATATACGTTCGGGTTTTTTCGGTGAAATTCCCTGAATGCCTGATCGATCGATTTTCCTGTTGAATTGATAAAGTTCATATTAAATTATGTTTGGTTAATACATATATGTTTGTATGTTTTAATATAAGGTAGATGCGATACAGTCAACCGTATCCGCTTTAAGCATGTAAGAGTAAAACGATTCGATTATTTCGGGTTTCCCGTCGAATGTTTTTTTATTCGGATCGAAAATATACAGTTTGTCCCATTCCCTCAACGGAACCTCCGTGATATTGTCCTCTTTTGGGTTGAATTCGTCGAACTTCATCTCGGTTTGGTCACAATACCACATGATCGCCTCGAATATTGTCCTTGCACATATCCAGATGGTTTCGCCCTCCACATGGAATTCGTAAATCTTGAAGTCGTTGTTCGTATATCGGTAGATTTCACGGTCTATACGTTCTTCTATATCGTTCAGTTGATTGCGATAATGCTTGTCCACACCTATCCATCCCCTTACTTTCTTTGTATTCCCAAGTACAAGCGAATGCGAACAGTTACCTGCTATATATCCGATTTGGGTGAACGACATCTTGACTTTCTCGCGAATAAAATAATGGATGATCTGACGGGCCTTGACTACTTCTTCTTTCCTTGATTTGGATTTAACCTTGCTTGCCGGCACTTTAAAATATCCGCAAACCTTGTCAATGATGATTTCTTCTGTTTCCATGTTGCCAATTGGTTTAAAAGCGGTGCAACCATCTCTACACAGTGTTGTTTAGGCAATATTGCCGTAAAACATGCACCGCTTTTTAATGTTCTACAGTGTTTGTTTGCCGAAAAAATGATTGTGTATATCAATTAAAAAATCTTCTTCTTCTTTTTGCCCGATCCATTTGCATAAACCTTGTTCCGGATTAAGGGAATATTGATTTTTATCTTTGAACCAGATAACATACGGATAGATATGGTCACGAGAAGCAGGTTGATTTGGCATAAAAAAATGAACCTCCGGGATAGTATCTTTATCGGTGTGAATAATCATGAAATCAATGCCATCGCATTTGAGCATCAGTATGATGTCCTTGAATTCTTCGACAAATTCGAGCATCGTGAATTTTCTGATATTATTTTTAATGTAGATGTCCCGCAGTTTTAATTCCGTAGCGATACGCTCTCTTTTTTCCTTTATGGAATGCACCGTGTCTTTTAATGTAGTTGGTTTCATATTTTATTATTTAGTATCCTGCTTATTTTTGAAGGATGAAGGTTTAATTGTTTGGCAATTTGGGTTTGGTTCATCCCTGTTTTTTTCAATTCCGTTATCTGTGCTTTTAATCCCTTGGTCTGTTTTTCTTCCTGTAAGGCTTTTTTTTCTTCCCGGCTTATCTTCGGCTCATGTTTGACCGAACGTTTCTTGTACTCCAGATATGCCGTCAGGAAATTGAAATAAACCACGGCTGACATGATGATGAATGCAAGCCACCAATATTTTTGCCTGTTATCGGTAAACTTTTGTTCTGCACCCCGTATCTCCATGTCTGCAATAGTCCGCTTATCGGTTTTTTCATCCTGCAATACCTTTTGCAACCGGCTGATTTCGGATGCGTAGAACCTCAGTTTTTCGGTCTGCATCTCCCTGGCCGTTTTATATTCGTGAAGTTCGGCCTTGGCCAATGAATCATAGATGAGTTTATTTTCTTGCAGCAATATGCTTATGCTGTCCTTTTCAGTCTCTATATCCCTGATCAGATCGGCCTGTATTTCTTTTTTGATATCGGTTTCCTGACGTAGCCACATCACCGCACCGTTGGTTGTCAATATAAAGGTGATGGTCAAAAAACCGAAAGCGGGTATCAGATAAATAAAAGGGAATCTTTTTTTAAACAGGATGATCCTGAACGACGTATAAACAAAAATGATCGTCCCCGCCTCCAATATCGTGAGCAGGATGGCGGTGATGACAGCCGAATAACCGTTGTCGATAATGACCGATACCGTTTTTTGTGTGTATATGAACCCTCCGGCAATGGAGAAAAGAGATGCTGTAAACCGTGCAATTTGAGAAAATATATAGACTGCCTTCATTGTCAATTTGTTTTTTATGTTATTCCGGGATCGCATTCGGAACGTTTGTTATGCAAAGTAAAAGAATAATTTTGAATTATGCAAACATTTGTTTGTTTTTTTTGTCTTTTTGGTGCATTATGATGTTACTAACTTTATTAATCGAACAATGATAAATAGATATGATTATATGTTTCAATTTTTTAATTAAATAAAAATAATTCACGTTTTTTAACATTATTCAAAAAATAATACATATATTTGTTTCTATAAAACAAACCAATTAAATACAGATACAATGAAACATTTACACATTACATCGATCGCGCTGCTGATAGTCTTATTCGCGGCCTGTAAGGAAGAACCGAAGGTTATTTCGGTGGATCCTTTAAGTTTTAACCTTACCTACGAGGCACAAAACGGGATATTCTCTGTGGAAAGCAATACGGAATGGACGATCAACCCCACTCAGATATGGCTGACCGTGACAAAGACAAGTTCTATTACGGGGGATTATTCTGCTGAAATGAACAAAACAAACGAACTTCGGACCGCTTATGCCGAAGTATCGGGACCCGATGCACAGACACAGAACATCACGTTTATACAGGAAGAGTTTCCGATCTTTAAAGGTTGGATGCGTATGGGTGAAGGGTTCAGGGAATATTTTGATTTTAACGATATCCTGACCGGGAATTATAAATGGTATAATACCGTTACCTTACAATATGAAGAAGACCGTGACTTTATCTTTGATTTCGATCATGAAAAGATAACCCTCACATTCTTGGATAACTATGATGAATTTATTTATTTCTATTCGTTCTCTCCCGATCGGTCCGCTCTGACATTGAGTAATTCTTACGGGGATGAATATATTTACAACTAAATTTTTTTTATAATAAATCGTAAAGCGAATCATCCACCACCCCTTGCGTATAACGCATGGAAGTCTTGATATCGGAATGACCGGCAATTTTCATTATCAAAAACGGATTGCCGGTTTTTTTGCCTATCAATGTCAGACAGGTATGCCGCGAGATATGAAAAGTCAGCGGTTTTTGTATTCCCGCCATTATACGGATCAGTTTCAGGTTTCTGTTGGTTGTTTGGTTTGGCGGTGCCTCGAATATTTTTTCCGTGTTTTTTTCAAGGTATTCCTTGAAAATCTTTTCCGGTTTGCCGTCAAACAATATCCACAGTTTAAGGTTGATTGTTTTCTTGACCTTGTGCATCTTTACGAACAGTTCTATCCCTTCGGGCTGCAGCCTTATCTGTTCGCTGTTCAGATTTTCGATGTCGCTGAACCGTAAAGCGGTGTAGGATGAAAACAAAAACATGTCGCGTACCTTTTTCAGTAACGAATTTTCGGGAAACGCCAGGTTCTCGATCCTCTCTATTTCGCTTTCGGTGAGTGCCTCTTTTACGTTTTCGCCTTTTTCGACCCTGTAATTCGGGACCGTCGCGATCAGTTCTTCCCTTTGCGCCTCGTACAGAAAGTTTTTAAGCATCTTCATCTGGCCGTGTATGCTTATCTGCTGTAAATGCTGCCCCGTTACCGGGTTTACCTCTGCATGCAGGAAACGTTCGAACTCACGCATGAACGCGTAGTTGATCTCGCTGAACACCAATTTCGGGTTGAACCTTTCTATCCGTCGGATAAATGTTTCACGGTGCCTCCGCGTGCCGATGGTGATCGTGTTGTTGCCCTCCAATACTTTTCTGGCCCAATCCGTGAAAAGCAAATCCTTGTTGCGTATTTTCCCGGTGGCGAACTTTTGGATCATTTCGGCATTCACATATTCGTCGTTGGCGATCAACCGGTACTCGAACCCCTCAAGCTCTTCTATTTTTTTATAAAGGAAAAGGTTTAGCTTGATGTTATGCGGGTTCCTGTTGTTGATTCTTTGTTTCTTCTCGTCCCATTCGTCCGGGGATATAAAGACTTTGGTGGAAATATACTTCGTGCTTTTTTTTTTCGCTATCCTTATTTCTATCGGTGCCTTCCCGTATTTGTTGAGCGTGTTCTTACGGTTGTATATAAGCCTTATTTTTGCCATGACCTTTATTTTGGTAAATCTTTTCTAAAGCAGGTAATTTTTCGGTAACTCTTTTTTGATACAAATATACACTTTTATACCCTGTAATACACTATTATTTTTTTAACAATTAATCTCAACCGTTGTATAAATAACGAAAGACAGCATTTTTGTTATGATGCTGTCTTTGTTGGTGGTGATCCCTCTGATAGTAGAACACAATATTTAATTATTTTATAATATGGTATTTATGAAGTTTGTAAATTATTGGTAAATGTAAAGGTAAAACTAAATAGTATTTGTAACAAACGTAACAAATCATAATGTTACACCTGTTACAAAATGTTACACCTGTTACAAAACAAATTTGTGTCGTATTGGTAATATTTTGATATTGTTATGTGAGAAGTACACGGTTCTGGAGACCGTCGTTATACAGCCTTTCAATGTTAAGGATATACTGCTTAACATCCGGCTGCCTGTCCATGATCATCGGTTTTGCCTTTATTTTTGATCCAAGCCTGTCCCAATCTATTACACCCTTGTTGTCGATGGCCTGTACGGCACCTATCAGATACCTGTCCTTGGAAAACGTGTACATCCCGAACAGTTTTTCCACGAGTAACAACAATTCACATGTTTCCTTCAGATAATTGCTTTTGAATTCCCCCGATCGAAAAGCATCCGTGGAATTGCCCTTCACGTTATAAAACATCAGAAGATCCGTGGCTACCTTTATGTTGATTTTGTATTCTTTCATGATATCCGATATATCGTTGTAATCCTCTATGCCCAGATTGACGTAACAGTTCAGGAAATCACTTGCTTTCCATTTGTCGGAACGGCTGTTGAGCATCGCGATTTGTTTTAGGCTTATCTCGTTGCATATCACATAATAGATATGGACATTAAGTTTTTTTGCGGCTTCCAGTCGGTGCTGACCGTCGATCACAAAGTATTTTTCCTGTTTTTCGGATACCACTATGGGGCAGTAGGGAAGCATGTTGAACCCGCCGTTTATGTCGGACGCTATCTTATCCACCTTTGCCGGGCTTAAAACACGGTTGCCGTTTATCACGTGGAAATAGTCGTAATCCTTGGTTTTGTAAATGATTGTTTCGTTCATTGTCTTGTATTTGTTGTTTTTAAATTACTCGCATAAATGATAGTAGCTTGAACATGATACCGCTTCATCTTCAAACAGGTCTAAATTGTTGTTCTTGTCTGTGAGATATTTCTTGACATCTTCTGCCGTCGTATAGCTTTTTCCTGATCGCGGACATACACCGCTTTGCGCATATTTCGGCACAAAGTCTATTTTGAAGAATGAAGAGCCTATGTTTTTTTCGTGTTGTATGATCTCGTCAAACTTTTCCGGATACCTGTTCAGTATCTCGAATACTTCCTTATGCCCCGACATGATGCACGGGAAGCAGCCCACCCTTTTAAATCCTTCCTTATACAGTGTGTTCGGCTGTTGTCCGCTTTTGATGATGTAATCTATCACTTCCTGACCCGTCCAGTCGAATACCGGTCTTAAAATATCATCCGTATATCGTTCCGTCCACTTCTTTACATCCTTTTTTCGGTAGGTATGGTATTTTTCGTCTTTGAATCCCTCGGCCAACCTTCTTTGTGCCTTTTCCAACTTTTTGTTTTGTTTGGCTGTCCGTAATTTAATTTCTGAAAGCCGTTTTATTGTAATTTCATTGCTCTTATACGGTTCAAAATAGTATTTGAAGTACCTGCATTCTTTTTCCATTTGGCTTCTCTTATAGCTTTCCAATGCCCTGATACCTTGGATGATTATCAGATGCTCTTTGTGATCCAATACGTAATCTATAAACGGTATGGATTTTAGTTCGGATGTGCAGAATCTCGCCTGTGTACTCGCAAACCTCCCTTTTTTTGTGGCCAGGCCGATCATCCCGTCGAATTTTTGGCTTTTTACGGTGACTAATTTCACACCGAGATCGCCTGTCGTTTTTACAATGTGCCTGTATGTTTCCGGATGCTCCCATCCCGTGTCGCAAAAAACCGCCTCCAGATGTTCTTTCCCGAACTTTTCAACCGCCCAAAGCAAACATGCCTGACTGTCTTTGCCCCCTGAATAAGCCACGAGTATTTTCATTTTGTGTATTTGTCTTTTGGAAAAAAAGCAGGTTTTATAGACCTGCTTTTTAAAATGTAAATAACCTAAATAATAATTATGAAAATCCTTTTTTATACTCTTCTGTCGGGCTGAATTCTCCGGGAACGCAGTGTCAGGTTCTTTCGGTTCTGATCATGGTTATATAGTAAGATAAGCGGGTAATCGACCACAATGGCGTTTATATTATCCCGTGTCTCCTCATTCAGTCTCATATCGGTATTTATATTACAGTATCGACCTATCTGTGAAGGTGAATCTATGTTTATGTTTGTTTCGTTGTAAGATTCGATGTCCGATCCATAACATTTCAGAATATCGCTTTCCCGATACCCCCCGGCTGCCGTTGTAAAGGTTTCCCCAAAGTTCTTTTCCGTTGCGCTGATGTCTATGGCTTGCAGGATATAATCCGTTCCGGTCATCTGATCGGATACCTGCAGCAACACAATTTTGTTTTGATGCATATTGTCCGCTTTTACGGGAATCATGGTTCCCGCCATTAAAATAAATGCGAACGACATCAACAATAAATAAATTTTCTTCATGTTTTACCTCCTTTTTTAAAGTTTTTAAAAGTTTATCCCGTTTATCGGTTTTTAGAGTATCAAAGATACGATCTTTTTTTTTAATTTACAAACATGTATGTATTTTTTTTTAACTTTTTTTTATCATCCCTTATTTTTTGCGCTTTCGGGCTTTCCGTTTTTTATCACAGGTCTGCCTGTGCCTGCCGTAATTCACATACGGTGTTTCTTTACGGATATACGGCCGCGGCATATCGGGAATCCTTGTGATCAGGAACGGCCACGGTTCTTGTATATCGGGAAATTCATTGTCTAAAATATCGTGTATGACACACATGTGGTTGCCGTTTTTCGCCAATGCCGCTGTTGTTTTACCGATGTTTTGTGATCCGAGTACCGCTATGTTCAACGTTAAATATTTTTTTTAATTTTTGGTTAAACAAATTTACAAAAATTACTTACATGTTTGTATCTTTTTTCATGTATTTTATGAACTTTTTTTCTATCTCACCGTTGAAGTTCTTGAACACCTTGTCTGCCTTGATGATCGACTGCGTGATGATCGAGTTCAGCAGTTCCAAAAAGTAATAGTTCCTCTCGTTGTTGGAATGAAACGTTATGCTGTCCCTGATCATCTCCATGTTCTCTATCAATACCTCGTATCTGCCGTCCCTCTGCGTCTCGTAGCCCCCAGGCCCGTACATCACGTGGTCGTGGACTTCTTTCGCGCACCTCGACTTACCCGCGAGCGCGTTGTCCCTGTCTGTGACCTCCGCGATCTCACGTTCGCATATCTTCTCCAATTCTGCCATGATCCGTTCGTTGAACGTCGTCTTCATGCTTTCTATCAGCTCGTTCTGTTTCTGGAACAGCCCGTTGGCATCCATATCCTTGTAATCCCCCTGCACGAACTCTTTTACCTTTTCCATGTCGGTTGTCAGCTTGACGTTGAAGAACGCCTTGAACACTTCTGTCTTGTACGGTGCCTCCGGAAAATCGATCTGCGCGATCTTGTACTTTAACCTGGGCTGCGTATTGAAGAACGGGTGTGTCTTTATCCTGCTTTCGTTGATCTTGTACGCCCGCGACTTGAACCAATACGATATCGCCTCCCTCACTTCCGGCTGTTTCAGGGTGCGCCATGCCAATATGAACAGCATCACGAGTATCATGACCGCCAATCCCTGCCAAAACCCGAAATCAAAAGCCTTTCCTATAATCTCAACAAAATTTGGTTCTTCCATTTTTTCTTTCTTTTTAAAAGTTTATATTTTATTGAAAATTTTCATATGCATATCCGGAGCCCCCGTTGTATAATTTCAGAATTTCAGATGCGGTCAAAACCCTGCTCCAAATTCCGACTTCATCTATTTTTCCGTTCATATACTGTGTTGTTGCCGTAGGTCTTGCCCCAAGACAAAAATTAGAGGCATTGGCTATTGTATCGGTCAGATTATTAGTATATATATCGTTTGTTTCATGTTGCCCGTTTACATACATATCAACACCTGATGCATTTGAACTGCCGTCATAGGTCACGGCAATATGATACCAATTCCCTGTTTCAATGGGATACAATGATCCGAAAATAGAGAAATCATTCCCTGATGTATTATTTCTTAATGCAAAGTGCAATTTATAGGGTTGTAACCCCGCCCCCGAATTTCGGAGCATAAAAAGAAATCCTCTTGCATCCCCTGTTGATTCCATTTTGCTGATAACCGTATCCAATGTATCTGCAGAATCCCTGTACACCCATGCCGAAAATGAAAATGCATCTGTTCTTTCAAAACCTAAAATATTGCCGAATGATGCATATTGGGTGCCGTCACATGCTATACAACCGTTTAATTTACCTGTGGTAGTGGTCGTGGTATTCCCGGCACTGTCATAATTATTCGTATGTGCATCCATTAATTGTGCGCCACCTGCTTCATCCAATTTCCAATATGCCTCTAAATTAGTGAGTAGAATATTAGGAATAGGTGTTGAACCCGATGCTTTATTTAATCCGAAAAATAACCCCATAATTTTAATTAAACAGATTCTGAAAACTTTCCGTAGGTAACATACAAAAACAAACCTATCCTTTTATAACTGACAACAGAGTGTGCATTTGCCCCCGCATTAATATTTGCTGCAATGGGAGGGTTCCCGTCGATATACTTTGTCGTTAAACCTGAATTTTCAACCGCAGCAATCCCAAATCCACCGGTACCGTCTTGTATTATAACAATTTCACCGCTTTCCTGATCCGGTATGTTATTAATGCTTAACAATGTTACATCTGCCGTTAACGTAATCTGTGCCGATTTTGATTTACCGTGATCCATGACGGATTCTGTCGCATCGAATGTAATCGTTTTATTGATGTTGATACCTGTTTGATAATAGGCATTTACCATATTGTTCAATATATTGCCGCTGATAAATGCATACGATAATTCCGTTTCGCCTCCTGCCGATCCTTCCGTTTCCTGATTGTAGTTAACAAGAAGCAGCTCATTGTTGATCACTACCGCACACCCGTTTCCACCGTTCACATATCCTGCCCCGTTATGAGCATAATCGTGTAACAGGTATGGTAAATGATAACCGTCTGTTTTTATTGAATCAACCCCCGTTAGCAGGTAATCACGCAAATTTATCAATGTCAGCCTCCAATCCTGAATGTTCGTTCCGTCATTACGTATCCAATAATTGATTGCAAGCCACTTTTCATTTTGAATCTCGATCACGTTCATCTGTGGCAAAACAGAACATGAATTCGTTACGGTACCCATTGTTATACCCACACCGTGCAGGTATGCATAGCCGCTTAAATGCTCTTTGTTGTTGATATTTGTCTGTGTGAGTGTTTCCGTGCCGTCTGCCCATGTTCTCCCGTAATCTTTCGATGTCATCATAACAGGTACGTTATGGCCTGCCGGGTTCTCGACGGAAGACAATCTCATGATCATGATGAAGATACCGTCACCGCAATCCACCATAGATTGTTCCCCGAACTCTTTCATGTCACCGGTATCGTTTATAAATGCCACCGAATAATCGGGATCCCATGTTTCCCCGTCATCCGTGCTTTCGGCCAGACAAACCGCACACCTTCCGACTTCCGATATCCTTACCCAATACGGTGTGACTAAATTCCCTGAATCGTTGTAAATCGCCTTGTTGTCAAAAAAGTATGGTTGATAAACAATATTCGGTATATCCGGGTTTACAATTTCATAAGGATCAGACCACGTGGTGCCTAAATCATCCGTATAGAGTATTTTTGATTTTGTTGCGGTAACATCGGGTTCGGTCCTATATTGATAAAACACCAATAAACGTCCCGTATTTGTGAACATTGCCGTCCAATTCCTACCGTAATCGGTTGTCGCCACTTTTGTCTGCGTCCCGGTTCCGTCCAATCCCGTCCATGTTTTTCCTTTATCCGTGGACTTCCTTAAAAAGAAGAATTGTGTCGCGGTCGTATGCGATGAATAAATACCGTAGCATGTGATCAACGTACCGTCTTTCGGATTTCTTGTCACCCGCGGGATCATCAGATACTGGTTATCTCCGTCGGCTTGTGAATCATCCCAAAATGCAAGTGTGTCGGGGATGATATTTTCTTGGTATCCGGAAGTTAAATCGTACCAAACCCCGTCGATATACATCTGAACGGTATTTGTCGTACTGTTGTTGATCGTGTAATTATTCGTAATGTTTGTTAAATCATCCCTTTCATCTGTCGTGTATGTGGGATATGGAAATGAATTCGACGATGTTTTTTGCCATCCGTTGTTGCTCATCGGCTGTTATTTATGGATTAATATTATGGTGTTGTAATACTGATATTGGCATTTTCAAAGGTTGCCTCCACTACCGTTCCCGTCGCATCGATCACGAATTTTCCCCATTCCCTTCCGTCGTTGCTTTCGCCTAAATTATAGCTTGATCCCGCCGGAAGGCTCCACGATCCCGTTTCCACGTTGCTGTCGTTGTAGCTTTTTATCGTGGCCGTCGCACTGCCCGTATTCAGGAACGAAACCCATGCCTGCCCTTTGTATAACGTGTATATGCCGTTGGTCACCGTCCTTGAATATACTGATTTGCTTTTAAAGTCCATTTGCTATTTTTTTAATGATTCCTTTCTTGTACATGATATATACCGCCGCTGCCGTCAGTATTATGATTGCAGTTATTATGGCAGCCTTCTTACCGCTTCCTGCTTTCGGCACTTCCGACATCAGTTTTTCTATCTTTGCCCCTCCCTGTCTGATCAGCGAGTTCGCATTATCCGTGCGCATCTCCACGGCAACGTCCACGAGTTTGTTCCTGTTGGTGATCCCGCTTTCTACCGCTTCGTTGAACTGTTCCGCGAACTTCTTGAACCATCCCGATCCGTTCCATGTCGAATACACATAATTGAAAAACAACCTATTGTCTTTTTCTATTATTTTCTTCGATTTCTCGCTTAAATACCGTTCCGACAGTTTCTCATATTGCGGGTACATCATTTCTGCAACCAATGCCTTCAGCTTCGGTCCGTAGCTCCCGCCCTTGTAGTTCCACTTCCATGTCTTTCTCGCTCCCGCTCCGTCGATGATCCCCCAAAACTTCCTGCCTGCTTCCGTCGTGTTGATCGTGCCTCCGTTCAGACGGTCTATACCGAACATGGTTTCTCCCGATGCCCCGTAACGGCTGTCTTTTACCCTGCCGTCGTTCAGCATGTCGGGATGGTAATACCCTCCCTCCAGGTTGTCGATTATAAACGCGACTATGCGTGCGTAGTTATTTTTGGATAATACCTTCATATTTATTTTGCGAATACCCGGTTGATTAACGTGTTGATCAGGTTGCCTATCACCACTCCCGCGGTGATTGCCGCGAATATGTAGAGATAGTTCGACGGGTGAAGGTCACCCGTGACGTACATCTTTACCCCTTCTTCACCAACCAGGTTGTCCACGTATTCCATCACGCCTTTTTTCTTTTCCATTATGCTACCGTTGTTAGGTTAAACTGTTGTTTCATGTTATCGACATTGTACTTGATACGTTGGTAATAGTCTTCTTCCGTGTACGATGTCTTTAATCCCAATGTTTTCAGGGCTGTCTCTGTCTGTGATCCCCAATTGCCGTCTATTCCTATAAACCGCTTGTTGTTTTGGTCTTTTATCCAGAACGCGAGGTTGATATACTCTTGAAGCACTTTCACTTCATCCCCCCTGCTGCCCTTGCTTAACGGGAATTTTGCGTTCCCGCTTCCGGTGTTGACGATCAATCCCGTCGGCCTGTTGTAAACGTCTTCCGTAGCGGAATCGCCCGTTTCTTTGCTGCCTCCCTTGAACCTGTTCAGCAATCCGGACAGTTTGTTGGATGTGTAAAGCCAAAATCCCCCTGCTATCGTCGCAAGGATCAGCATCAGTACCAATGTGGTTTTTGTTGATTTTTGCATATCTTTTTTTTTATTTATTGTGCCTTTTCTTCTTGGATTTCGCCCATCCGCTTCCCTTCTTTTTCTTCCGGGTTGAACTCTTTGGCCGTTTTTTTCTTTACCGCCCTGAAATACAGATACCCGCCTATTGCGGCCACTGCCAATACCGATCCCCAAATGATTAATTTTCGTTTCATTGTCTCTGTTTTAGTTTATATAATTTGATTCAATTGTGTTAATTTCCGTCTCAATGTTTCGGGATCGATCAGTCTTACTTTCCTGAAATCTATGTAATCCCCCTTATACGGCCATATCACTTCATACTTCCTGTTGACCGTCGAAGGAGGGAGCATCATTGCTTCCGGCCGTCCGTTTTCGTCTATCCCCTTCACTTCTATCACCCCGTTTTTTTTCGGTATCTGCAGGCTCTTTACCGGAACGTGTGTCAGGTAATGCACGTGGAACCCGTTGTGCTTTCCCCCGCTTTTCACGATCACCGTGTCCGAACAGACCTGTTTTGCCGTTTCCAATACCTTGGGATATCGTGAAAGATCGAAATCAAAATCCAATACGACCGAGAACGTGTTCCTGAACACCTGTGTACCCGCCAACATCGCAAGGTTGTCCCTCGGCCCTATGTCTCGGGGTGCGTATTTCCGATAATTCCAGAATACTTCGGTTGCGGCCTTTTGCCCCGCTTTGCACGGAAAAAACGACAGCATCCCGTAGTATTGCCGGATATCGGTCTGGTTCATGGCTTAAACTTCTTGGGTTTGAGCTTTCTTGTGCTTTTTGGCATACATGTAACCTGCAACCACTAACGCGAGCAACACCGCATACAGAATCATTTTTTTGTTTTTCATATCGCTTTTTTTATGTGAATAAATCCTCTTAATCTTAACCCGTTCGTATTTGTCCAATCGTATTTTCTTTCCATCTGCCCCACTTCTATTCCTTCCCTGCCTCCCGAATCGTTCGTGTTGCCTTCTATCGTCGCGAACGTGTCTTTGTTTGTTTTTTCTACTATCCCTATGTGTCCCTGATACGTAGGCATCCCGTTCTGATACTTTTGCCAGATCACGAGATCGCCTTTTTTGGGTGCTTTCGTGATCTCGAACAGCCCAGATCCGTCCTTTGCAAAATTGTCAAAGGTTGCCTGTGTGCTTGGCGTGATCAGCCTGTCCACCAATTCTTCGTGCCGTCTGCCTACTTTCTTCATTACCACCATTTTTACAAACGATGCGCACCATGCAGCCGAATTCCTGAAATCACCGTACTCGCGCATCAGCCTGTCGAACTCTTCGTTCTCGAATCCCATGTTGCCGGCTATCTCCCTTTCTCCCGTCCACTTTTTCGCAAACCTTACGAACTTGTTTTTGCGGATCATGTAATAAACGAGCATTGCCGCACCCAATGCCGAGAATATCGCGAAACCGACGGCTATCTGCGGGTGCTTCTTTACCGTTCCGACTATATTTTTTGAGAACTCTTTTATCATCCCCTTATCTCAAACCCAATTTTAAAAACCGTGCCTTCAACTCTTTGTCGAGGTCGATGCTCCACGAATCGTCCGCTATCTCTTGCGCCAATGAATCTTCCTTGCCGTCGGCATGTTGATAGTCGCTGAACTTGTGGTACACGTATTCAAAATCTTGATCCGACAATCCGTAAAGCTCGTCATACAAAGCATCATCCGCTCTCCCCAACGCATGCACGTCCTTGAATATGGAATAGGCGAGGTTGTCGAGTTTGCGGTTGTACATTTCGGGGTTGTCTATCACGGTCTGCTTGTTCTGGATGATGTCGTCGAACTTCGTGAAGTCTTCATCCAGCCGTTCCTGTAAATCCAACAACAGGTCGGAACCGTACAAGCCTTTGTATGCTTTCGCTATTTTCTTGAAATTCTCGGCTTTCACATAATCCCTTCCGACGGACAATACCTTCGATACGTCCGCGCTCGATTTTAAAGCCCCCCGAACCGTATTCACGGCACTCGAAAACGGTTTGAATATCGAAAACTTGGAATCGATCCTTCCTTCGGGGTACAATGCGTTGAACAGCCTTTGGGCAGCCGTGATGTTTTCGTCACCGTATGCCTGTCTCGCAAGTTTCGCACGCCTCATGTCCGCGAGTTTTTTTCCCATGTAGGTCAAAAAGATTGCCGTCGCGATCCCGATCAGGATCAGGTGCTTTGTCTTTAGGTTAAACCTGTTCTCCATTGTCGTCCCTTTTTATTTGCTGCATCCCGATAAGCAGTTTCTTGATACCGGCTATCTCCGTCTTTTGCTTTCCGAACGTCCTGTTCATCGAACGTATGACGATAAACGTCACCACTCCCAATAACACGAGCGTGACTATGATCGTCCCCTTGGCCATTCCCAATGCGAACTTTCCCGTGTCGGTCTTCTCCAATTTGGCCACATCGTCACCGATGCTACCGGCCATGCCGATTCTTAACAGTTGTGCTATCATGATACGATGTGGTTTACTATTTGTTCATAGTTCGTCAGGTCATCTGCCGTCATTTCGTCGGATTTGTACCTGTAATGCACGCTCTCGATCAGATCGAAGACCTTGATCTTGATCCGTTCGATTTTGTCCGTGTTTACTTTTTGGCTTGCCGGCTGTGCGGATGCCCTGTACTTTTCGACGGCTTTCTTCTCGAAGTGTTTCTTCAAAAAGTAACCTGCAGTCAATCCGACGAGTATCCAGATTACGGTTTTACGATTGAGATTCATCATTTTTCAAGAGTTTTCTTTGTACCTTGATCGAATAATAGGCGTTCACCGCCAATAATACTGCCGTCACTACGGTCAATACGGACATTGCTATCCTGACTTTTTTGTTTTCCAATAAATCGGTGATGTTCAGTTTCATCTTACTGCTTTTTTTTGATGACTAATTTTGATAATGTTATGCCGGCAAGCATCCCTGCCAGTGTGTAACCGATCAGTCCCGTCGGCTGTTGGTTCGTCCTTTTGGCCGCCCAAAAACCTGCCGCGCCCAATCCCAATGAGATCAGGATGTCTTTTGTCGTAAGCCCCACTCCCATAAGGTTGATGCTTTTGTCAAAAAACTTCTTGGTTTGCTCTGCCGTTACCTTCGCGCCTTCTTCGTCGGGCCATCCGCCCCCGCCTCCGCTTGTGACGGGTGCATCTACGACGGGTTCGTTTTCGTTCACGTCGGCTGTTGCCGATGTATCCACGGGTATGTCCGTATTGACATCATCCCTTGCGGTATCACCGCCCGTGGATGTATCTGCTATCGGATCAACCGTCACAGGTTCGTCGTTTACAACGACGGAACCCGTATTGATGTCGGTTGTTGGCATGGCTTATTTCCCCATATTGATGTACCCTTTTTTCTTTGCCCACAAAAAGGCCAAGGTACCGAGTACCCCTATGATTGCTCCCCATACAAAACCCTTGGCGATTTTTTGGTTTTGTGTCATGCCGATTTTTTCGGTTGCCGCCATGAAACGTTGTTTCACGCCTTTCGGCTCGATCTTCACTTCTTCGGGCATCGTGGTATCTACCACGGTTTCGTTTACATTGATGTCTTCTTCCATTTTTTCTATTTTTTAAGGTTGATAATTAAATGATACGTGTTCCTGATAAAGCATGACGAGACAAACCCGCCATCCTGTTCGTTGTATATCGATAAGCCCGACAATATCTCGCTTGTCACGGCCATCAGTTTTTTGTTGTAGTTGCCGTCTTCCTGTAAATTTGTTTCTGCAAGGATGTTGAATATTCTTTTGAGCATGTTGGTTTCCGTCGATTTGTCGCCCTTGCGGATCCCTTCGTCCCCGCAGTTCGATCCCGTTACTTCCCTGAAATCCCTGTTGCCCCGGCTTCTCGCAAACATGATGTTGAAGTTGCGGATAAAGGTCCTGTTCACGGCATTGTCGTAAAATATGTTGTCGGTGTCTTCATCCAATCCCGCGGCAACCCTGAAAAAATAATCGTCTGCCGCGCCCACTCCCGCGAAATATTTTATTCCCGCTATCTCGTTGCAGTTTTCCTCGAATTCCCGCAAATCGTCGTCGGTTTCGTTGAAAGAGATGGTCTGTCTCCCTTCCGGTTCGGGTTGCGGTTGCGGTTGGTTGTCCGGTAACGGTTCGGGTTGCGGTTCATCGCCTTTTGCAGGTTTTACCCTGTTGCGGTACCACATGACCGCGATCGCGATCAATACGCCTATGATTAAACCTTTGATGAATTTTTTGTCTGTCATTTTATCCTTCTTATTAAATAAACCAATAATGATATTGTCCCTATGGTTGTCGTGATGATCTTGATTTGTTTCAGTATGTCTTTTCGTTTGAATTCGGCTATGTACTCCCCTTTTACGATCTTTTGTTTTACATTTTCATACATGTTTGTAATCTGTTTGCCCATTGTCTGCCTTTCTTCCGGTTTCTGATACGAGAACAGCATCGTGACTTCCGTGTTCGGCTCTATCTCGTACTCAAAACTGTCAACCCCTATCAACACCGGCTGTTTGAAATAAATGATCGTCTGGTTGTTGAAATCTTTTGTCGTTATGAAATCAAACGCGTTGATCGTGCTTTCTTCCGTTACGAGGTTCAAGATATCCCTGGTGATCACTTTCATCATCTTCTGCCTTTGCACCGCGTTCGTGCTGTCTATCCTGATCACGTTGTAATATTGCGGATCCTGACGTAAACTCTGTACCAATGCCGTGTATGAAGGCCCCGTGTTTTCGGGTGTCGGTTCGGGTGTGCCGCTTCCGCTTCCGTATGTTCCGGTGATCGTGAATACGGATACGTAATTTGGTGATTCCGATCCTTCTACCATCATGTTCCCGTCGTCATAATCGGATGTAGAATTCAATGTTAATCGTAATCCTATCTGTCCCGAATCTGCCCTTTGCAGTTCATACGTGTAATTAACCCCTGCCGTTACGTTCACATCCACGGTGTAGGTGCAGCTCTGGTTTTTTATCCCCGTCAATCCCGTATAGGTTGCGATGGTTGCCCCCGTATCTTTGTTTTTGATGGTCAGGATGAAATTGGTGCCGTCGTTTCCCGCTTCGTTGTTATCGAATATTACCGTTATCGACGATATTTTACCCGTATATGGCTGCAGCCATGCCTGTCCCAAAGATACCGCGTTGAAATAACTTCCAGTGTTGACCGTTTGTTGTACCGTGAAAGGTGTGGTCGGTGTCGAAGGGGTGCTTTTTGAAGTCGTGCCGATATCGAACATGGTCACTGTCTGTGCCGTGCTTTCCGTATTCGATATTTTAACTGCAAACCCGCTCATAATCATTCGTCAAACATTAATTTCGATTCATAGGCATCCAACCATTCCTCCGCATTCTTCTGCCTCTCTTTGCTGTATATCCCCGGTGTGAGCATCTGGAACGCGTACCAACCCTCTATCACGGGATATTTCATATCCAAAAAAAGTTTCAGGCTGTTGATATCCGCTTCGAATTCGTCGTCGATATTTCTGTTCATGGCTTTGTGCGCATATTCGTGACTGATCAATATCGTCCGGATGGGTACCGAAACCAAATCAAAAGCGGCCTTGCTCACCTCGATCACATCCGCCACGCTCGCATATCTTGCCGGCGTGTCCGTGATCTCTTCAACGATCTTTATCCTGAACTGCTTCTTTTTGTCGGTATATGTGCCGGGCATGTAGTTGAAGAACTCGAACGAAAACTTCTTTACAAATGCCTGAAACTCTTCTGTTTTTTTGTCAAACTTGAAATCAAGGCTCTTAAATTCCGTTATCGGGCTGACTTCTACCTTGAAGACATCGAAATCGTATTGCGGCTTTTCCGAAAAAATCAATACTGTTAAGAACTTTCCTGTCATCGGCACCCCGAACCTGTACGCTTTTTTTTCGCCCGGTTCGGCATCCCTCGAAAACAACATGGTGTTCGGGCTGTTTTCGTTGAACCCGTTTATGCTCAAAACATTCGCGGGGGACGTTCCCACCGTTATATTTATCGCCACGGGCCTGTTGTCGGTCTTTATCCTTACCTCGTAAGGTTTATTTCCCTTTACCCGCATTTTTTTTCTTCATGATCACAAGAACAAGTATGACGAGTGCGACAATTATCCCGGTTGCGATCAGCCATGTACGCAGTTTCTTGTTGTACTTCTCGCTGTCTTTGTCTTCGGGGTATATCTCATACGCATCCCCTTCGTCGTACACCTTTGCACCGTTTTTCAACTTGCCGTACACATCCGCGCCTTTCTCGCCCCATGTCAGTATGGAATCGATCCATGTTTTCAGTTTTTCGCCCTTTTGTGCCGTCCCGTCTTCTTCTACGTCCTCTATCAATATCGGATCGAGTTCTTCCATCTCGTTGATGTCGAGATCACGGGTATTTGTCCCGGATTGTGTCGTGGTCGTCTCGTAATTGAAATACTTTTCGTTCCTTACTTTTTTGCGAATATCCATTTTTTCGTTTTTTTAAGGTATATAAATAATCCTGCCAATACGACAACCGATATCCCTGCCGCGATCATCCACTTCTTTCGGTTCGCGTTTGCCTGTGCGTTCATGTTCCCGTCGTAGTTCTCTTTGTACTTCACACCGTATTTCTCGGCATCTTTCCTGATCTCCTCGCGGTAATCGTCTTCGTTGTACGATGAAACCTCGCTTAAATATTGGTTTGCTATGTCTTTTGCGCCCATTTATTTCTTTTTTAACCGTTTGTACATATAATATCCGATTGCCGCAACCGCCAATGCCCCCAAAACATAATAGATTTTTTTGTTGTCGGTGATGTTGTTCACAACAGTTGCACCGAAAGTCCCGCTGTTGTTGATCTTTTTTTCCTCTGTTTCGAGTTTGGATATCTCGGCTGCCTGTTTGGCAATCTCTATCTTGATGTTTTGCAGCGAAAGCCCTTCCGCTTTCAGGTCTGCCTCGTGCATTTCCTGTTGCCTCAGTTCCTCTGACCGTGCCTCGGCTTCACGTGCATCCTGCATCTGTTGTTCCACGAACCGGTCGTCTTCCGATATCATGTTGTCGTATTTGGCTTTCAGGGTGGTGTAATTGGTGACTGCCGCGCCTAATGCCGTAGATGAGGCGGCCACGGCATCCCTCCAAGACGTATAGGATGAAAGCACGTTGTTTTTATGCACGTTGCACAAGTATTTTCTCTTGCATTCGAAGTATTTCTTTTCGGCCATCGAATAGTTCAGCAGGTCCGAATTGTGTTTTGCCTGCAACCGTGTTTTTTCGGTCAGTGCCGCTGTTACGGCCGCTTCCTGTGCCGCTATTTCGGCTGCGGTATATATGTGTTGGTATCCGCCGTCGAAGTTTTTGAACTTTTCTTTTTTCTTCAATCTCAACCGTTCGATCGATATCTTTTTTTCCTCGATCTTCCTTCTGTTGCTCTCCAATATGCGGGTAAGCATCAGTTTTTTGTCCATTGTCGTCAGCGTTTTGTCCGCATCCATCTGCGAAAATAATACGTTCGGGGATTGGATGTTGACAAGGGGAAGTTCTTTCCCTTCTTTCATGGCCTTTGCAAATCGGGCGACAACGGTAAGCTGCTTTTCCGATTTTATGTTGTAACGGTTTGTTTTTGGCTTGATCATGCTTTTTTCTTTTTATAGATGACTATTAGTGCTATGGTTGACAGTATCGCCACTCCCGCGATGATGTAGGGTGCCTTGCTTGTTTCCGGCTGTGCCGTGTATTGTTGTTCCAACATGCCCGTGAGTTTGTCCTGGTATTGATCCCTCAATTCGTTTGTCATCGTGTTTTCCGCTTTCTTCTTTTGCAAAAAACTGTACAATGCGCCTCCCGGATTGAGTACGGCAAATATGCCTTTCCCTTCCTTGAACTTTTGTCCGAACGTTACGGCTGTGGTCTTTAAATCTGCCATGTTACTTCTTTTTGTTTTTGAATATCAATATGCCCGCAACCGCCATAAATGCCAAAACGGATGCTATCACGATCATGGTCTGCAGACGCTTTTGTCTGGCCTGTGCCTCTTTCTCTGCGGCTATCGCCTTTAACAGTTCTTTTGTCTGTTCGTCTTCTGCCGCTTCCTTGCTTTGTTTTTTCTTGATGATGTTGGATGCGACACCCGCTACCGCGCTCACGATGCCGACGATGGCCGTCACGAAGTTCTTGTGTCCGCTTTCCGATACCACGAGTGTTTTTTTGCTTTTCATCAGTTCGGTGAACTCCGTCGCGAACGCCTCGTTCTCCGACAACTGTGTCAATACGGTGTCGATCAGTTCCCGGTTGCTTATTTTTGGCGGCACGGGATGATACTTTTTTAGGATGATCACGGTTTCCCTGCCGTGTCTTACGATTGTCTTGGCTATTGCCCTTGATATGTTGGTTTCCGTGTTCACGTTTATGATTTTAAGAATTTGAGTATTGCGATGATGCCTATAATTAACAAAGCGACCTGAACCATGTTCATGTCGATCTCTATCGGTTTCATTTTGGAGGTGTCTGTTGTTACGGGCAGTTGTGTGATACGGACGTTGGAAAAATGCGCGAGCAGTGCGTTTTTATCCGGATGCAGGTTCAATACCTGCTTTTCTCCGTCGTTGGTTTCGTCGATAAACAGTTCGGCACTTTCTATAAGCTCGTCGAACGATTGCGGCTTGTTATACCCGTTCGACATCAACAGCCTTTCCAATCCTGCCGTGTTGCTTAACGCGATGTATTCGAGATAACTCATTGAGTTGTTCATAGTCTGATGTTTAAAAGAAGGGATATAAATATCCCTTCTAAACAAATACAACACTTACAAATACTTACAGGTTTTTGTAGGGGTCTTCGCTTTTGAGGGTTGCTCTTCCGGAAAGTTCGTTTCCTCTCGACAACATGTCACTTATGTTGAAGATGAAGGTCAAAGTTTCGCCGGCGTTTACAGATACCTCGATGTATGAAGTCTTTTGAACCTTCATCGAGAAATCTCTCGCTTCAACCAAATATCCGTTATAATCCTTGTTGGACTTGTAGTTCAACGGGTGGATGGTGGTTTCGGTCTTCTTTCCGAACGCGTCTTCTTCGACAACCTTTAAACTGTTTGCGAACTGTGCCGTACTCAAAGTCGTTTGGTATTTCATACCTTTGATTCTGAACGGATCGGCAAGGATCGTATCCAACAATTCTTGATGGTTTGCGTTTGCAGGGGTTACAACGATCTCGTTGGCGAGGTTGTTTACTGCGGTTGCGGTACCGATTGCACCAAAAATACGTGCGGTCTTTGCAGATGCGGTATTGGTGTTTTGAACGGTGATCGATAACGTAGATGCGTTGGGGTCGAGTTTTTCAACAGCGGTTTGGCTTCCGGTAATATTGAAATATTTTTCGGCTGCCTGTCTTTTTCGTGCAATTGTTTGTTTGAAGTTCATGGTAATGTCTCCTAATTAAATATTAACAAATGTTTGCACTTATCCTAATTACGCTGCTGTAAAAATAAATACTTTGTTGCTTGTTTTCCAAATATATAAAGGGCATAAAACTGCCGTGTTTTATGCCCTTGTATAAACAAATGTTTGTATGTTAATGGTTTATTTTGTCATATATCCGTGTTTTTTAGTGACTTATTTAAATTTTGTTTATCTATTTATCTGTTGAACGTGATTTCGTTAAACTTACGTATGAGTTTTTCTATAACTGAATCTACTTCCTCAATCGTTTTTTTCGCAAATAATGTTTCTCTCGCAAACAATAATTCATATTTAGAATTGTCAATCACCGTTTTGTTATTCAGAATAGGCATATATGGAAGGCATACGATAACCCTTATTTTTTCTTCGTTGCTGTATAGTACGATTGCGGTGATTTTTAAACTACAGTCTTCCATGATCTGTTTAAATGTGATCTGCTCATTTGTTAACTTTTTGCGTACCATATCCATGTACCGTCCATAGGATTCCGCATCCCTTTTAAATTTAACCTCCAATTCGTCGATTTCATGTTCTTTTAATCTTATGGAATCACTTTTTCTCGGTACGATTGGCAGATCGATGTCGGTATATACATCAACGGCATTTAATAGCGGGGTTAGGAATAATCTGCATTTATACATAATATTTATTTTTTCCCGAAGCATTTATTTGTATGATTATAGGCAATGCTAAGACTGCTGTTTACGCTTGTTATTCATCAATATCCATTTATCGTTTGGATGAAACCATGTGCAACCACATTGACCTTCTTTTGGATGCCCCGAACCGTGACACCAACCGCCTCTATAATGGTCTTTAATTGTATGCCCACAGTTGCACTTTACATTCTTGGGAACTTTAGGAACACTGCTACACATCACAATCAAATTCTAATTCTTTTAAAATAACCGGTAAATAGTCTTTGTATTCGTTATACTTTAATTCTGCTTCATTTTTATCTTCAAAAAAATGTGCATTGATAATTCCTGCTGACCATACCTCTAAAGTATTTCCGTCTATTAATGTTCTTGAATAAAAAGAAACTTGCTTACCTTCTCCTAATCCGAATGGTTGATAAATTACATAGTATTTTTTCATGTTATTTATTTCGCGGTAATAAATCCTGAACTTTGGAACATTTGAAATAAAGCTGAATGCATCTGTTTTTTCTTTTCCAAATAAAGGAATATTATTAATTCTTCCCTCATTTTCATCTTTTTTTATCTTTTTTTTCACACCTTTAATTAGAATTTTAATTCTGTTTAAAATGTCTTTTTTAAACAACATGCAAAATTCCTTATTTTTATTGGTAAAATTCCAAAGTATAGTCCCATTTTCTTGATCATATACATCATATAATAAATTATACTTAGGATTTCCATAAATGTCAAAAATGTGTGCTAAATATGGTAAGTTTTCTTTGTTTTTATAACATTTTAAAGTCAGGGATGCTTTCATTTCATTATCCTTTTTAAATTTGTTTTTTGATGTACTTTGGTAAATCTGCTCAACTCCGATATCAATTCCTCTATCTTTTCTTTTCCGGGTTCGGGCAGTTTGTTATTCCCGCTGTCTGCCCCTATGTTTACCTGAACAGGTCCGCAATATTTGATCATCTCGACGAATTCATACAAATCGAAATCCATTATCGGCTCTATCGTTATATGAAGGGGATGCCTGATGTATTTTTGATACCTTACCCTTTCTTCGGGCGTAAAACAGTTTTTCATGACTTCCGGATAATGCCTGTTGGTTTCCAAAGTAATGCACACGGTCGAATTATAAGGTAATATCCGTCTGATGTTGGCGGGGTTCTTTGTTTGGAACAAATATTTGTTTTCGGGATATTTGCCGCAGTGTTTAAGCGTTTTTATGATCCATTCTTCCGGTATGTCCTTTGCAAACATGTCGCAGCTAGAACCGACAAATATAAAATTCCCCGTACCAAGGTCTGTTTTCAGTTCTTTCTCATCAAAACGGACGGGTTTTTGATTTTTGTACCGCTTCATATAACAATAGGAACAATCGTGTGAACATTTACCCTTTACCGTGTTCCATGTATGGGTGACGAACCCGTACATATTGCCTTTTGATTCGTTTAATGCCATTGTCAGGTTTTTACTTGTGTGAATTTTTTAGATGCTTCTTTCTCTGCCTGTTCTGCCTTTAAAGTGCAAAATGCCGCGTTCAGCAATGCCATTTTATCTACCGTGTATTCAAACCCTCCCTTAACGTATGCATCATAATCGGAAAGGTCAAGTTCCATCAGTTCACAAAATCTTTCTTTGCTGACGTTGAAATCCGATATGATTTTTCTGGCATCGTTGGCCAATGATATCTGAATACGGATAAACCTGTATTCGTGATCGGTCAGGTTCCCTAAAAATTCTCTTATCTTTTTTGCTTCCATGATAATTTGTTTTTTTTTAAAATTAAAATTAAGGGACACCGGTATGCCATGAACCGGCATCCCACATTTTTAGTGTTCCCTTATTTTTACCAATTTTTTGATTTTCTTCATCATATCCCTTACGGCACGGTATGAAAAAATGATCTCTATCATTTCTTCCCTCGGAATCACTTCGTTGTAAGAAATAAAAGCGAGCATTACGTCATGAAAATTTTCCATGATGTTTTCAGGGCTGTCGTGTTCGAGAAGTTCGTTGATGATCCGTTCCGGAGTTAAGGCATTTGCACATGTCGTGCCGCTGTCATTTTTTGCTTGCATAATAAAATGATTAAAATTAAACAAAGAAGGGAGGTCTCTGCAAGCAAAATCCATGCGGTGCATAGAATTGACTCGGAACTTACATCCGTTAGCCTCCCCCTGTTTATTTGGTCGTCCTTTGTTTGTGGTAAATACACCATTGGATTCTACTTGCACCACAAACATACAGAATATTATGGAAACAGATACCAAAACAAGGATAATATTTTTAATTTTTTTATTCATTATTATTTTATAAGCCTTTATGAGAAATACATTTTTGCCTTTTCTATATAGAAATTTTGAAATACTTCTTCTTCCGATGCATAAATCAATTTTCCGTTCTGATCGCGCTGCATCTTTATGTTCCTGAACTGTGATTGGTTTTCCGAAAGATACAATGCACATGCTTTTTTGAACTGTTCCTGTGTGACGTTCAGTATCTTTCTTTCGCGCAGGTTCAGGTAACAATAATACCGTATGTTTCCTTTCAGATACTCGTCTTTGACCACATGCTCGCATATCCTGAACATTTCATAATGGTCTTTATACTTATCGGTTGAGAACGTGATCACGCTGTCGCCTGTTTTATGCAGCCTTACAACGGTCGTGTTTTTTAGGATTTTCGGGTGCGGATCCCCGATGTTCTGATAATGGATGATGATATCCACCCCGCTGTGCCTTGCCCTTGTCAAACGCGAGTAGAATCCCTTCGGAACGGATGAAGTGATGTAGGCGTTGATATCTTCCAACAGGAATAATCCGTTGCGAAAGTTCATAAAGATATCCACGGCTGCACGTACCATATCTTCGTCCTCGTATTCCAAGCCGTTCTTATATCTGGCCAATATCCTGTAAATAGCGGGTTTTTTTATGTTGCGGATGTATTTTACCCTCTCCGCTTCGTTCTCTTCATCCACGTCGTAGGCTATGGCCTTATACGGTCCGAAATCTCCCGTTCCGTTGAACTCGTTGTTCACATCAAGGATCAGCACCGGGCGTTTTTGCATCTCGACATACTTCTCTATCACGTTTTTTAACGTGAAATAGGTCTTTCCCACTCCTGTCATTCCGAATACGAGACTGATAAACGGGTCTCTCATTTTTGATGCTCTTTACATTTATAAATATCGGGAAGTTTTTGATCGTTTAAATTCAAAACTTTCCCGCAAACGGTACATTTTTTAATCATATGATAAACATGATATTCTATGTGCGCCTTGCATAACCATGAAAAACTGTTTATCGCATAACAAAACCTGATCATTCTTTTGGTTAATTTTTTCCCGCATACCGCGCATTTTTTGTCTTCTTCCTCCTTTAGTTTCAAGGTTTCTTTTATATAATCCCTTTGAAATTTGTATCGGTATTTAGAATGCTTGTGGCAACAGATATTGAAGGAACGTGAAGCATCAGCATCCCACTTTTCGTCGTTCGTCAATTCCTTGCCGCAAATCTGACAGTTCATTTTTTTCTGGCTTTGTAGTTTTCAATCATTTGTATCTCGCTTTTAAGCATCAGATAGTAAGTGATCATCTGTGCATCGTTCAGTTTTTTGAAATCAAATTGCAGCATGTCTTTTAAATGGGTTCTTATCTGTTTTGGCAACCTGAAATCTCCCTTATAACGGTCTGCTTTTTGGTAGGTTGCCCAGAACGTTTCTTTCACTTCCTTCTTTTCAAGTTCGTTGTCCCTGGTTTCCACTTCCAAACGTGCCTTGTACTCATCCAAAAGCCGTTGTTTGGATTCTATCTCTACCTCCGTTTCTGCTATCAGGACCTTTACTGCCGCCAATTCCTGCAGACCATCTTTCGTCCGGTCGTTTTTGAGCAAAAGTTCTCCATGTTCTATGCTTAACGATCTTTCATAATCTTTCATCCCGGAAAGATGCATTTCCAAATTGGCGTACAGGTGCGAAAAATCTACTTTTTTTGGGTGTCGTACCATCTTTTATATATTTGTTTTATAATTTAATTACATCTTTTTTTTTATAATCAACAAACTTCATTTTGTGTTTTATATTTAATCTTAAAAAACCAAATGATATAATTGTTTCTAAATGTTGCCAAATTTCTTCTTCCGGATTCGAAAAACAGTTTCCTAAAACTCTCCATTTAGCGAAATGCCATACGTTTGAAAATTTAATGTGTATCATACTTTTATAATTTATTTATATTTTAAATCAAAATTCAATCCCCAATCCGAATTATGGTGGCATACGATCATCGATGTGTCGATATAATTCATGATTTTTAGCTTATACAGCAAATCCTCATAAAAATAGGTATCGGAATGCCCCTTGCGGTTTAAATCGTAGCGGAACGGCAACTGCTCGATAATGGAACGGTGAATAAGGCTGCATCCGATCCCGTTGGCTGCCGATTGTAACAGTTTTCCGTTATAATCCTGAAATGCTTTTTGCAAACTCGGCACAAAGCTCTTGATCGTCATGTTGTCAACCGTGAACTGCTCGTAATACAGATAGGATTCTTCGGCTAACCAAATGAAGTACGGCACCGATACGATCTCTTTTTTATCCGACAACAGTTTTTCGATCACGTTTCTTGGCGGAAAAATATCAACCTCCAATGAAAACAGATAATCGTAATCATTCTCCAAAAACTTTTTGCGTATCAGATTTTGGCTTTCCGTTATATACACACGGCTGTCCTTACCGGAAGGGTTCACATACGCTACATCGATTCCCAAATCCTTTAATTCCTGATGGTATTTATCGTCAATCGAATTATCCACTATGAAAATATCATAGTTTTTATACGTCAGGTTTTTGGCATACAGATACCACGTAAGGAATATGTATTCCTTATGGATGCTCGTGGGTGCGGCAAGCAGTATTTTAGGATTTCGGAGCATCTTTTTTTGTTTCCGGTTCGGGTTTTTTGTCTTCTTCCTGTTTTTCCGCTTCTGCTTTTTTCAGACGGTCTTCCACCGATTGTAACAATTGTGCCGCAGTTTCTATATTCTGGTTATCCTGCAACAAACGTTTTATGGTTTGCTTTTTCTTTCTGTTTTGAATCAGCAATGTTACCAATATGGCTGTAAATAATAAGCCTCCACCTAAATAAATAATAATCTGTTTTTTTGTCATATCTTTTTTTTATTAACTTTTCAAATAAAATGCATCGCTCCATCCCTGGTTGTTATGGTTCGGTCCCGTGGCGATCCTTTCAAATCCGTAATCTTTAAGATAGGCATCCAACTGTTCGATCAAAACGCAACCCTCGTACATCTCGATAAAATTGACCTCCGTATAAATACAGTCGATGTATGTCAAAAGATTTCCCGCCCCTATCAAGGCATTGAGTTCGTTACCCTGCAAATCCATAACGAGACAGTTGTATTTACTTCTGTCAAACACCAAATTCTCTATCAATTCCACTTTTACGGTTTCTTTCTTTGAAAACAGTATCGTAGGATATTTGACCAGATGTTCTTTGGCAGTCAACAAAGAACTGCTTTGTCCCTGGTTGGTTTCGTCGCATTGCATTTCAAATTCACCCTCTACATCGGAGACGGCTACATTGTATAAAATAGCATGTTCCAATCCCTTCACCCGTTCCTGTAAAACCGCAAATGCATGTTTCAATGGTTCTATCAATACAAACTGATTAAAACCGCAAGCGATGAATGTTTCCTTTTCCTGAAAATAATGCGCACCCAACTGTATTATCCCTTTCGGGTTTATCTTATGTGTCTGTATGAGTTGTTTGAAATCTAACATCATGATAATTCTATTTTATGTGATTTGAACTGTTTATGTATCATGTACCCGTCGAAAAACTTATATTTCAACGAATGCATGGATGCATATAGGTTTACCGCCCGTTCATGTATATGCGGATGGTTTTTGATCGAAAGTATTTTCGGCACGTATTGTTTGTACCAAACGACGAACATATCCAGAAATACTATGGGAAGGATGCAGTTTGTCGTCGCGTTCCAAAATTCATACCCGTTTTTTGCAGACTCCAAAAGCCCTTTAGGCATAAGTTCGCAAAATTCGGGTATGCTGTCGAGATAAAGAGGTGACTTTACGGGGTATCGAAAAAATCCACCGAATGTCCTGTAATCCATCTCTTTTTCCAATTCAAAAAGATCGCGGTGTATCACTACATCGTATTCAAACAAACCTATGTATTTTGCCCTTGCCTTACAGTTGGACAACAATGCATACCAAGCGGTATAGGTCAATAATGTGGGGTACTTTTCGATATTGTTCTTAAACAGGTTCGGCACTATCGTACCTTTCGGCATATAATCGGGTACTTCTGAATGATCACCCACCAGAACGTATTTGTATTTGTCAAAATTACCGTTGATGTTACGGTTGTTATTCACAAACCACTCGTAACTTGCCCTGTCGTGACATATGATGTATATTTCAAGATTATCCATTTATTGTTACTTTAAAGTTCATACTCATAACAAAGCGCATCAAACATTAATTGAGAAAATGGTTTTTTAAATGAATGCAAAACCTTTTGCCCCATCCACATTAAACAACTTATCGGCTCACCATACCATTCTTCTTCACAATTCAAGAAAGTTATTTCAATTGGTTTATAAAAGTCATATATTTTATCCCAATCTAATCTTATCTCAAATCTATAAATGCCTTTTACAAAAGAATAAAACCTCGTTTCATCATGTTTTTTCTCCCAACCCCTATCGTTTTTAAACCCTTTTTCTTCTAATTGCTTAATAAGTTCATCACAAAAACTATATATGTTATCGGTTTTATCCATTTATGTTTTTTACTTTATTCAACCAAAAATTGATGAGTTTCATATTGATATCGGTATTGGCAAGAAAACAACTGCCTTCATGCACCCTGTGAAAATACTGCATGTCATTTACAACGAATATCGATTTGCCGTCTTTTATCCAATTGTAGGCAAAGAATATCCCGTCGGCTCCTTTTATGTTTTTGTCGTAAACATAGGATTCCATATAACTTTCCACGTTGACAAAGTAGTTGTTGGTATTGAGCAGTGTCATAAAAATAGGATCGCTGCAAAATGTTTTGGCCGTTTCTTTACGGATTACTTTACCTCCGAAGTGTCTGTAATTAAAATTCGGGTATGCAAAATCGGGATGATAGATTGTGTTTTCATACCAAACTGCGTATTCATAAAGTTTATCAATAAAATCCGTTGTTACGACATTGTCGTTATCCAATATGATTGCCCACTCGTTTTTGGCGAATGAAAGACATGCCTTTTTGTTGTGTTGGTTTCCAAAATTGTCGCAATTACGCAATACCCTTACTTTAGGACTGCTTTCTGTAAATTTCAACAACTTTTGAAAATCATCCGGCTTGCTCCTGTCGTCGCAAAGCACTATATCGTCGATCCTGTTATCAATCAATAACGGGGCCAGTGTTTCTTTTATCAGGTCCGACCTGTTGTAATAGGGTATCACAACCGATATTTTACGTCCGTTCATACCGTCAGTGTTTTAATGATGTTGTGGAAACAACTTGAATAAACGAAGTAATTTTCGTACACACAGTTCAATTTTCTTTGCAAATCCTCGATGTTTGCATCGGCCAAAATCGAAGGGATGTCCTTTATACGGTTCGGTTTTATTTTGATCCCGTAGTCAAACGGCAGGTTGAACGGTTCCCAAAATTTGTCGGATATGTAAACCGGGATGCACCCGTAATGCATGGCCTCGTACATCCTGAACGATGTTATGCCGTAGCCCCTCGGTGACAAAACGAATACGGACCGTTTCAAAATGTCGTAATAGTCTTTGATGTTCATCCCGTCAAAGGTGACATATCCGTTTTTCAATGTCTTGACAAGTTCTGTCCTTATCTTGTGCGTTTCTGCACCGTGGAACGAATACAGTATGTCCTTTTTGATCGGGATTTCGGAAGGTGTGTTGTTTAACGGGGATGAAACCAAAGGAATCGGGTAGTATCCTTTTTTGTTGCAACCCATCGAATAAACCAACAAATCAAGTCCGCGCACGTTGTTCAATATCCCGTCGTCGTACTGTATGACCGTGAAATATTTTTTGCTTCTGTCAAGCCCGTCAAGTTCTTCTTGAAGTTTTTCGAGCGCATACGTATCTGCCCCGTATTTGTTGTTGACATAGTAGGCGGTCCAATGGATCGGAAGATATCTTCGGAATGTTTGCGGTTTCAGTTCGTCGAATTTCTTTTCAAAATACCTTTCGAACGGCAAATTGTTTCCCGACGGATATTCAAGCATCTGGACGGGTTTGAATGCTTTCGAGACTTCGCATTTGTTTAAGGGGATTTCCTTTTGCGGTACTTCTTTGTATTTATCTCCCTTCAATGTCAGATGATCGCTCCACCCTTGATTCTTGGCTTCTATCTCTTTCACTACATCTTTGCCTATCACTTCCCCGCTTTCATCCAAAAAACGTGCCTCACGGCCTTCTTTCTTGCCTGTTACGGTATAATGATGGAGCCCGTCTTTAAACCACTTCTTGTTAGCCACGGCATCCCTTACGTCGGGATAAAGCCCGTAATAATATTCGTTGTCGAATTTTCCTTCTTCCATATCCATTTTTACCAATTTTTGATTAAATAAACCAGATGCAACGGGCAGATAACAAGCCGTGCATGATGTTCGGCAACAAACTCGTTGATCGCGACGGTCAATTCGGGAAAGTACGGATGGTTGTAATCGTGCATGGAGATAACCCCGCCTTCGCGTATTATTTGGCTGTAATTCTCCATATCCCGTTTCAGTTGTTCGTAGGTATGCAATCCGTCGATGAACACGAAATCAAACATCTGTTCTTTCAGCACCTCGAATGCCTGATCGCTTGTCATGCGCATATGCGTGTAATTGCCTTTGAGCCTTTCCATGACTTTCTCATAAAGCATTTGCCAATCGCTTTGAGAATCCATTAACGGCATACCGGGTTGGTACATTTCATAGGTATCTATACCGATAAGTTCTGCACCCGTTTCAAGTATTTTCTTTGCATGTCCCCCGCAAAATACCCCTATCTCGATTCCCCTCTTGTAATTGTTGGTACGGATCAGGTTCGGGATGGATGAATAATACGGGTTGTAGTTCTTATCCGTGTCCGCTATGATGTAATCTATTTTTTCCTCTTGTGTCATGATTATTTTTTAATGTTTTTCATTTTAAATACCTATCCATTCATTTGGACAAATTTCATAACCCGTCCGTCCGCTTGTTTTACTGAACCAATGCAGCGGAAAAAATATGGTCCGCTTTCTCATGCTTAAATAGGCACCCCAAAATGAGAACGTGGAATTGCTCATCACGACGGCATCACAATTTGCCATGAAAAATATATCGTCGATCGGGTTGGTATGTTCCCTGAAATGTATGTTCCGGATATGTCCGAAATTGTCTTTGCACCACTTGATATCATCGGAGCAAAAAACAACTCGTTTATTCTCATGAACCAGGCGTTTTAATGCAGTCATGTAATATTCGACGGGTTGTACGGGAAAGTTTTCGGTATCGTTCAAAAAATCCCCCCTCCTTACATGACAGGCTATGGTATTCGGATGCCAATCCACGGGTACCTTAAAGATATCTTTGATCAGTTGTTCCTTGATATCGTCAAAATACTCATGTCTTTGAAAAAAACCGACTATGGAAAGGTTTACCCGTTTAGGGATGTCGAATACGGAATTGTTGCCTTGCGGCTGAACAAACGTGTTTTCTATTTTTTGGGACCGTTCGGGAAGTTCGAAATACGGCTGCCATGCAAATTCCGGTTTGTCGTTGAACTTTTTGGCCAAAGCATAAACCACCGCTATCTGAAACATATTGTTTCCCAACCTGCCCATCCATTCACATGTGATCATAGTAGTCTAATAAATTATACCCGTGGCGTACAACAGGATTAACCAAAAAAATACATTCGTCACAAACATCATTATAGATACCATAATCGATGCAATAATAGCTTGTAATGTACTTTTTTTGAATTCTTTCCATTTATAAATAGTGGCAATAATAGAAACCACAAATCCAAAATATAAATTCAATAATATTAAAGCTATTGCTTTGATAATTATATAAATAACATTTTTTTTCATAATTTATCTGTATTTGTTTTGTTGATTTTTTCTATTACTTTATCCGCAACCGAATTGACAACAGATTCGTAAATAACCGATAATATTTTAACCGGAACGGTTATCAATAACACGCTGAATACAATATGTATGATTGCAGACATTTTTTTCTGTTAGATCGTCATTACTTTGTTTTGAAATCGGGCGAAAAAATCTTTGGGTGCGATCAGATCGGCCACGGGTTCATAAAATGAAAGCATCAGTTCTCCGACCTTTTCTTGATCTGTAACCATTGAAGCGGGTGTCAATTCACCGCTGTCGATTTTATCGGTAAAATCTTGTAGTAAAAGTCCTATCTGCTTGTCGATCTTTTGTTCGTCGGTAAGTTCTTCGGTTGTTTCCTTTTCGGGATATAACGGGATTGTTTTTGGTTCAACCGTTTCGTTTTGAAGTTCTTCTTGTTCTTGTTTCATGTTGTCGGATGTATTTTCGGTTTGTTTCGTTTCTTCCGGGAAATCCATATTTTTCATGAATAATTTCTCATATAGCAAAGATTTGTTTGTATCATTAAACTTGATTATTGAACAAATGTTATCGAATTCTTTGTCCATGTCGTATTTGTTGATCTCGTTTTGATCCCTGAAAAAGAAATTATAATAAGCAAAACTATCATATTTTTTTGAATTTACAAACATTTGTGTAAGAATTATTCCGACTGCATCGATGTGGCCGTAAATATCAAACATTTGTTTGTATAACTCGATTGAAAAAACGAATGAAGGATCAGGGTAGATACGCCAAACGAAATTCCTTTCCATCTTATTTTCGTTGATCAATCCGTTCTTTGCGTTTTTCAACATCTTTTCCTCGATGGCATTGAGCATAAGAGATGTCTTGTGCATGATCACATCCACTGATTTTTTAAGGAATGTTTCCGCTAAAAACACGTTGAAATCCGATACCGACAGATTTTCATCGGTCAATACCAATAACCCGAATTTTGTCTGGTAGGTCATGAAATCAAGGCATTCACCGTCTGTCTTGCCTTTTTTGTCTATCCCGCAAATGATCCCCCTCTTTGAACTCGCCAAACCCCCTATGCCTATCTTTTTGGCTACATCTTCAAATTCGGGCAATACAAATACTTTTTTCCGTGCATCTTTCTGCACATATTTTATAGCAGACACCACCGAATCCGTGATCGATCCGTTGTCCGTTTTATTCACAAAAATATGGTTGATGCGCCTTTTGTAATCTTGTTCCGTTATGTTCATGTCGTTTTGTTTAGTGTTTGTTATTTAATGCCGTAATGTGTGAATAATTTTTGCCACCGTGCCTGTTGTTTTGCAGCCTCGCTTATTGCTACCTCTGTTTTTGCCAAAAATACCATTGCCACCGTTCCCCAGAACGCGGTTGCGGGATTCGCTGCCTTGATTTGTGCATATTGAGCGTAATCGGCAAATGCCGTCTTGATCATGTTCAGTTCTTCCTCCGACAACTTCAACTTTTGATGAAGGTCTATTTCATCTTTTTTGTAATTGTCGTAAAATTCTGCGGGGATGCTGTGTGTTACATTCGTATAGTAATAGATTTCGGAATCTTTTACCTTTGATATCAATTTGGATCCGTGGATGAAGAGTTTCGGCAATAACATGTCAACCCCGTAACCGAGCATGTTGGCAAATGATTTTGCCTGATCCTTTGTCACCTTCACCTCCCGTTGGTCCGCATCGTTCAACTCTGCATCTGCAGCCGCCTGTTCTGCTTCTTTGTTCTGCTTTTCCGCTTCCGAATTGATTTTGTCGAACATACTTTCAACCCCGTCGTTCTCATAGTTTTTCCCTATGTTGCTTTTTTCCTGCTTAATTTCGGGTTCGGGTTGTTGTGCTTCTTCTTTTACGGTTTTTTCTTCCGAAAAAGATGATTCGGCAGAGAATAGATTATCGGAGTATTGTTTCACGTTCACTTGTTCCGACAATAAAGGATCAATCACTTGACCTTGTGTTGTGCTGTTTTCCGTCATGATTTTTCGTTTATTTTATTTTTAATAGTTTCGATGATGTGTTTCGACATGTCGATGAATTCCTTGTTTGCCTTGTAGTAATACGAATTTTCGGGAGTTGTAAGGTATTCCCTTATCTTTTGCTTGTATCTGTACAGTTGTCGGCTCGAAATGGCCTCTACCTTGGCAATATGCTTGTTTGAAATCCGCGCAAGATCGGATATGAGATACACAAACAATCCCTTTATTTCCTTGTCTCTTCCGGTTGCGGGTTTTTTTAGCGTTTTTTCGCTTATGTCGAACGTTTGGAGTATTTCGGTCTGGATGATGCCGACGGCTGAATATTGTTCGGTCTTTTGTTCTGATTTTATCAGTAAATCCAAAATCAGTTCGGTTCGGTCCTTCCCGTATAGGGATTCCAATGTTTGTAATTTGTCGTATGTTTTGCTCATGTATGTATTTGTTTATAAAACAAAGAGCGACGTATATGTGGGCGTAAATCAGATAAGCGTAAATCAAATCTTCACAAGCATCGCTCTTTTGTTTATACCTTATTCAAGAAAATCATCTATGGACATGATCGGATGCGTTGTATTGTTATAGTGCGGTATTACCTGCACCTTGCCTGTTTTGTCAAGTTTTAACGCATACGTCACCGATGTCGGTTCGATTTCATTCTTACTTGCCGTATCATTTATTATTTTTGCGATACGGTCGTGTACCTTTTGTTTTATTAAATTTTCAAACATGTTTGTAAATATTAAGTAAGTGTTGTTTTTGTTTTTAGTCTAAAATACATCCACCGCCGGCAAACTTTACAACCGAAAGTTCTTTGTGTTTTTTCGCTATTTCCTTTATTTTCGCCCGTCCGTCGTATTTAAACGAAAAATCATTCTCATGCGATTTTTTGATCAGATCGATCAACCAATTGTTTATGGTTTTGACGTTTTTCTCGCTTTCGGTCAAAATGATCAAATCCAGATCGTTCATGAAGATGGTCAAAAAGTCTTTCATCCTTTCTACTTCCGAAATCAATCCCTTGTTTTTTTCCTTTTTGTCGCTTTTTGAAATTTCAACCGTGGCCGGACGGAAGATAACCGGAACATTTTCAATGATCCTTTTGGCATGTTTATATGATTGCGAGTGATCTTTAACTCTGGTCATGCGTTTATCCGGTTGGCCTTTTCGTTTTACGATCACATAATTGGCTTTTTTCAAAACGGCATATACTTCTTTTACCCGTTGCAACTCTGAAGGGGTGAGCGTGTCGGAAGGAATGATTTCCTTTTTTTCGTCCTTTTTAGGTTCTGCATCTTTTTCTGCTTTAGCCGGTTCTTCCTTCTTTTCCTCTTTAGGTTCTTTTTTTACAGGTTCTTCCTTTTTAGGGGTTTCTGTTTTTTCTTCTTTTTTTGCTTCGGCCGGTTTTTCCGTTCCTTCCATATCAGCCAATTGTTTTTTCGCATTGGCAAGTGATTTTCTGACCATTTCTTTTTCTTCGGCATTCAGGTCATTCATACCGGCCTCAATATCGGCTATTTCTTTTTTTAATTCTTCTTTTGTCATGATTCAAGGGTTTTGATTGTTATTAATTGCCGGTTTCAAATTTGATTGCGGTTTCAAATGTTTTGATCTTTCGTTCAAGTACCTGTCTGTCTTGATCCGTTGCGGCATATTTCAATGCCATTTTGAACGTTTCCAATTTTTTGCGCAAAGGTGACTTGATAATCGTACTCGGATATTTTTCAGGGAGTTGCTCAAAAAACAATCCCATGATATCCTGAACTTCCTGTGGAAATTCCCCTTCGTGCGGTTGTACGTCATCGTCGGCCTGTTTCCCGACAACTTCCGGTGAAACTGCTATCGTAAACGATTTCAATGCACTTTCCATTTTAGGATTAAGCCTTTTGAGTTCTTCAAAATTCACTTTCTTAATCTCGGTTTTAAATTGATCTTTTTTCATATTCAAGGTTTTTTTATTTTTTACGTTTATAATCCCACCCGACAACCATCATTTTCATTTTCAAATCCATGCATAGTTCCGTCAGTTTCTCATCCGTTACTCTTTTTTTTTTATTTCAATAACATTTTTAATGTTGGCTTCGGGAATGAGATATTTACTGTTAATCCAATAGAATTGCTCATTTGTAATGTCATTGAATTGGGTTGCCGTGATATGTCCGATTTTTTCTTTTCCCCATCCGTCATAAAATTCTACGGTTTGATTGACTCTATACTTGGTATTTGTTAGTTTACCTCCTTTTTCTTTTACATCGATCCATTGTTCTTCAAACATGGCATCTTTCAATTCTCTTGCGTATGTGATAAGGGATTGGTCTTTTTTATACCTGTCTTCTTTGAACCAAAAGCGTTCGTGTGGCAGTTGTGCGCCCTCTTGTTCGGTTATCTTGCCCGTTATCCCGTCGATTGTCATATAGCCGTCAACCATTGATTTCAATTCATGATATACCTGCTTATCGGTTTTAGCGGAATTTTCAATTACATAATTGGGGACATATCGGCCTGTTTCGGCATATCTCTTTAATACACGTTCTTTTGCAACATTGATAGGAATATCCAAAAAGATAATGAATGTACGATATCCAAGGCGTTTTAACTGATTGATCAAAGGTTTGTAGTTCTTTGACTTGTTCATCGTACCGTCGTACAAAATATCCGTTACACAAGGGGTACCGACTTCTTCCAAAATTTCGGATACCAAACGAGATGATTCCTTATGCGTTGCACTCGCATTCCAACCCCTGTATTCGGGTAATTTTGCACGTATGGAATCGGCATCTATTTTAAGGATCGATTCGTCGTTCATGTAGGGTGCATACTTTTTAAGGAAGAAAGTTTTCCCGGATCCGGGAAGACCTCCCGTGATAACGGCTATCGGCTTTTCCTGCGGGTTGATGCACAGTACGTTTCTTCGAATGTCTGCTTTAATCCTTTCATGCAGTTCTTTTCGTTCAGGCGTGAAATTACCATACGCATCCGTATATAATTCCTCTGTCTGCTGCATTTTTTCGCTGATCAGTTCAAGCTCTTCCAATGTTTGTTTATCGGTAGCATACAAACCGTCGCTTGTCATAACGGGCATCTTTGCGATCAGTTCTTCCAATGAAGGTGCTTTGGTTTCTTCATCGATTCTTATTTCGCTGAATTTTTCCGAGAATTGATTTTTAAAATCCGCAATAATCTGGTCAGAACTTTGTGCGTTTATTTGATTTTTTTCTTTTACCTCGATTACTATTTCTGTGCGTTCTTTCAAAAATTCAGGACTATTCAACCGATTGATTTCAATTTCCACTTTTTGAATATCAAAAGTCAACCTATCGATCTCTTTCATCAAAAGTTTGGGATCCGAATAAATTTCTTTTTCTTTTGACTTTCGGTTGATGTAATACAATGCCGACTTGAATTTCTCATACCAATGTGGTAATTCAAAATACAATCGGTTATTTCTGTACGATCTCGTCAAAAATTTATATCTCTCTTGATTTTGTGACCACCTCTGCCAATCAAACTCACCGTAACTTTCAAAAAGTTTACCTTCCGCATCTTTTTGGTCTTTAGCTATTTCATCCATTTTTATCAACAGGGTTTCAATCTTTCTTTCTTGAACGGTCCCATCCTTGAATACCTGTGGCGGTCTTAAATTATCGACAATATCTTTTAAATCTTTTTTATATGCATCGATAGTGTCAAAATCACTTTGTATTTTTTTACAGGTTTCAACTTGGGCTTTCATACTTGAAAGATCATCCTTCATGCGAACCTGCAAATCTTCTATTTCAATTTTTGCAATCACTTCCGGGTTTTCAATCAGCTCGTATTTTATTTGTTCCGGGTCGAAATCTTTCACATCCAAAACATTTGTTTCACCGTCCAAATCCCAAATCGCATTGATACGCTGTGTTTTTTCCTGCAATTTTTGCATCATGAAAATATCGATAGAATTTATCATTAGCGGGGTGACGGCAAAACAATACCTGTGTTTGTTACCCTGTCTGTGGATGCGCCCTAAAAGTTGAATCCTGTCTGTCGGATTCCACGCAGGAAACAGGTCGTATAATACGATCGAATGTTTCTGCAGGTTCATTCCCTCTCTCATCGATGAAGAACCTATCAATATTTTCATCCTTTCTTCATCAGGTATATTTACAACAACACCCGTATCTTTGTCGTAGTCTATTCCCAAGAATTTATTCTGAACATACTGTTTTGCATCTTTTGATGATACTCCTTTCGGACTTTTCATACCTGAATATATCATTCCGATCTCATGCTCCTTAAACCCGATTTCTTTTATAAGATATTCTTTGACAAGCGGAAAAAATTCCTTTCCCCTGTCCATATAAATCAATTGTCCGCTTACGGGTTCGTTCTTGCTCTCATAATATTCCTTAAACATCTTCACCATATCCATAGTGAATTTTAATTTGGTCGATGTTTCTATATATTCTTTGTATGTCGGTCTGCCGAGTGCATATCCCAATACCTCGTTTTCATCTTCTAATCTTAACAAATACGGTGACAAAGCAATCGAACGGTTCATATTTACCGATCGTAACAGTGTTACGCCTCTTTTTTCTTCTTTTGACAGTGAATTTTCATTTACTGTTTCACCTGCTATATTTTGGGCTATTTCTTCTTCATCTTCTTCTTCCGGTAAAAGTGTTCCGTTGACATCGATCATGGCCTGAAATTTTTCCTTTTTTTCTTCCGGCATAAAATCAATTGCTTTTAATTGATCGTAGGATATCGTACCTTCGGCATACATTACGACGTTTTTCATAATGAATTCCTGCAACGGGGTTAAAGGCAATATAGAATTGATCCTGTTTTCAGCTCCTTCCGGCATCGGTATTTCTATTTTATCCGGTCTGACAATCGGAACGGATTCGGGTTTTTTATAATTAGAATAACGATAAAGCAAACGTTGTAACGAAGACAAATTTTTCCATCCTATGAAAATATCCCTACGCTCAAATTTCATGGTTGCGGTAAATACAAAATCATTGGTTACATCAGCGAAATTGTCAAAGAAATTAACCACGTTGTTCAATTTCTTTTTTACATTATCATCAAAAACAAAACCTTCCGACATTTGTTTATAAGCAATCAATGACAATATTGAATATACCTCCAACGGACTGTTCGTAATCGGTGTAGCGGTAAGCAGCATGACGTTTCGTTGCTTATTATTTTTAAGGATATAATGTGATAATCCGAATCCCTTTATTGCAGTTGCACTCGGAGATCCTGAACTGATTGCATATTTGGATTCTTTTTCTTCATCATTTGAAACAACTCTCGTGAATATTTTTTTCAGCGCATGAGCTTCATCAAAACCGATAAAATCAAAACCTAATTCTTCAATATCGACAACAGTGTTTTTATTTGCATAACCTAACATGAAAAGCACTTTTTGTCTTAATGTGTTCGCATCTTTAGCATCCGCAATTGTACCCTGCTGTAATATTTCGAATAGTTCTTCATATAATTTGAATGCCGATGTTTCATAAATATTCTTATCGGTATTATGTCCTTCAAAATGGCCGTACAAATCATTTGCACCTCTAAATCCGATGCGTTCCATACCTTCATAAGTAAGGAATGTGATTGAATTTTCAGGTAATTCTTTTATTTTATTATTTACATCATACAATTCATTCAAATAGCTTTCGGATAAATTGTATAAATCATTTATTTTGATATGAGGCAGAATGCCTTTTGTTTCCGATAACCATTGCTTATAAGTCTGGTTAGGTACAACCATTACGGGACGTTTGGCATGTCCTATCTCAATCTTTTGCGCCATTGCCATAATACCCGACCATGTTTTACCGAATCCCACACCGTCAGGTATCAATCCTGATCCTTGTGCTACCATGAATGCGACATTGCTCCTTTTTTCCGGACGGATTTCAAGTTGTTTGTTTCCGGGATAAAATTTACCTGCCGTGAAAGCAACGGGTATCTTCTCATAATCAGGACTGATGTAAGAGTTTAATTTTTTATTGAATATGGTTTCAATTTTAATTTTGTCGGATGATTTGATATGATTAGCAAGAAAATAAGAAAACAACCGATCTCCCTCTGCTCTGCTTCTGGATTTTATTTTATTGAATTCCTCCTTATCTACATCCTTAGTCCTTTTCTTGTTATTGATGTAATAATAATAGATTTCTTCCCACGATGTACCTCTTTTGAAATTGATGGTGTTCTTATTCATTTTCATCCAATACACAAAAGCATCCGTCAAGTTCATGCTTTCGTATTTTTTCATGTGCCAACTCTCATAACCGGTATCTTTGCTAAAATCAATACGCCCTACCACTTTTTTCTTAACATTGGCCTGATTATCTCTAAATGCCGTACCACTAAACGGTTTTTCGTCGTCGAGTGTTTCAATTTTTATAATCCTTGCAAGTTCGTGTGTCGGTGAAAATTTCAATCGTTTATCTTCATCTGCATCAAGCAGTAGCCTTTTATCGTAAACCTGTTTAAAAATACTTAGTATTTCCTCTGATTGATTTAGATATACCTTTTCACCGTATTTTTCAATGATTGTTTTTTTATCTTCTTCAAGGTATTGCTTACGTAAATAGACATTGTCGGACAAATAGATTACTTTTGGTAAAAGCTCCCCGTGCATGTAGTATAAAACTCCTTTATCGATCCAATCTTTAATATAAACAGTGCGTTCGGATTCAGATAAAGACGAAGGATCAAACATTTTTTGAAACAACCCTTCCCACATATCACCGTTGACATACTGATACCAAAGGAATGATTCCAATTCGTCTTTTGATATTTTTGGGTTGTATTTCTCGAATATTTGACGGGCCGTAAATAATTCGGCATCGTGTTTGCCGGACGTTTCGATGCTGACCTTCTTGACGTTCCTTTGTTTAATTGCTGTTACAATCTCTTCTTTGGATTTTTCAAGCAACAATTCATCGGTTTCTTTTGCCTCCGGTTCAGACTGATCGATAATTGCAGGGGCGGGTGCTTCTGCCGGGATGATATCCGATTCTGGTAAATCCAACCGTTCAAGTAAATCAAAACTGCCATCGTATTTTGTAATTTCCTTCCCGTGCATGTCGGTATATGGTTTGCCTTTTGAGTTTAATTTTTTTGGCGTACCGAGTACATTTTCCGGATGCAGTTCATAATAATTGCCGTTTACCCATATGTCATTTTCAATTTTTCTGTCTTCTTTTTTCATTCCGCTTTCATTTACATTGTCTGCATCGTTCCAATTATCACCTATGAATAAATAAGTACCTGGATTCCCTTCATCTATTGAAATTACTTTACCCGGATGCTCTTTTCCGGTCGTATTTGAAGTCCAAACAACCCTATCGCCAGGTTTGAATTTTGGGGTATATACTGTTTTTTCCATATTTATCTTTTTTTTTACTCTATCGTTTGATTTTTAAGAACCGTGTCAGGTTCTATAAGTTCTTTAATTTTTCCGCTAATTTTATCAAATCCTGATCTTTCATTGATATCCCTTCATCCTGTTTTTTTACGGGTTCAGGTGCAGATTGAGAAAATAAATCCATCACCGGTGCTTTGGTTGCTTCTTTAATTTGATTTGACAAGATGTTTTTCTTTTCGACTTTTGCCTCCAATGTTTTAAGGATGTTTTGATTTTCGGATATTTTCTTTTCGGCTAATTCGGAATTTCTGGATTTTTGAGCATCTATTTTAATTTCAATGTTATGGACCAATTGAGAAAATAACCATTCGATCGAACCGTCCAATTCCTCGATGCTTTTGTCGATATCGCCTATGGTTCTTGAAACCTTTATGTTTTCAAGGTTCAAAGGTTTTGTCTTATCAAAATCCAAGGTTGCAAATTTCTTTTCGATCAGGTGAAAGAACTTTTGTTTGTTTATCCCGTATTGCGGCTTTCCTTTTTTGGGTTTCCAAAAGAATTCGAATATTTCGGTTTCATGTTGATCGGTGAATTTTTCGGGATATGATTTACGTATAATCCCAACCCAACGTGCATTCCGTTCAATAAAAGGAAATGATGTTTCCTCGCTTTTGCCGAGATATTGAAAGAACATCCCGTTCGTATTAAGGAATGAAAGATCTCGCAATTTTGCAATACGGCTTTCTGGCGCAAAGAATCCCATTAATCGTTCTTTGTTCCATCCGTTCTTAACCGCAAGTTTGTAGGCCAACACATCCGACAACAGACTTTCGGGATCCGCACCGCGGTTTGATTCGATCACGGCATACTCTATCGCATCCTCTTTACTGCCGTTAAATAATTTTACGGGCATATTTGAAAGGCTCGTGTCACCTTTCTTATACAAAATTTCGGATGCCTCCCAACGGCTGTGTCCGGATATAACGATGTATTTCTCGTCTTTTTTTGAAAACCACACAACAATCGGATCGGCACTTTTATCAAATCCCTCGTTTACTATTTTGTCAACCGTTTTTTGTGAAAATTTTACCTGACGGCCCTGAAATAATTCCGGCTTTACAATTATTGTATTCCTATCCATTAATTGCACATCGGAAAAACGTTTTCTTTTTGCAATTTGTTCGTCGCTCAAATTTCCACCGTCCTGCAATATCAATTTTTCTGCATACAATGTTGCATCGCTGTCCATCAACAATTGCAAGGGTATTGCTTTTTGTGATTGCGTTGCAACATTTGTTGCAATAATTTCAGCGGGTGCAATTTTGTCAATTTTATACAGACAATAATTTGCAATACTGTTGCACCATTTGAATATGTAATCTCCGACTTGCATATCCTGCGTTCGGAATAATTTATGCGGGTGCAATTTTGCAAGAATCGATGCAAACTTTGTTCGTGCAATAAAATATTTATCTTTTTTATCGGCACAATCACCACATTCTTCAATATTGCCACCTGTTTTCATAAAATCATGCTTTTTTAAATATCGGTAAAGTTTCCATCCGGATATTTCGCGTTCCCCTTCCGGAAATTTTACTTTATATTTTCCGTCGGGCATCTTATCGTATTTCAGCGTGATGCTGTTGTCTTCGTTATGCACGGTCCCGCCTGCCCCGAACCAATCCTCCACTTCGCCTCCGTTCTTGAATATAGGAACGCCCCCACCTGCCTGATTCAGATCGGATAGTATCTCTTTGGGGGTTTTCATGTTTCCTTCAAATTCAAATTTATCGGGCATTTGAACCGTTTTTTTATTGATAATCACTTCCTCTGCCTCCAATTCGACGGGACGGTTGTTATCCGTTACGACAACTGCCTGTATGCCTCCGTCGTCATGGCTTTTACCTTTTAGTAAACCGCCTTTTTTTCCGTTATATGTTTCTTCTTTACTCATCGTTTAATACTTCGTATTCTGGTTCGATAACTGTATTCCCCTCTGTAATTATTTCAGCTTTTTCGCCTATGGAGTTCCATAATTTCATGTCGGCATAAATCAATGCAACGAATGTAAATATTGCACCTATGACGGCACCCCTTATTTTTTGACTGTCGATGTGATAGCCTATGAATGCACCTGCAGCTATCACCGGTATTGTAAGATTAGTCCCCATATCTTTTTTCCATTTCGTAAATTGCGGCCTGTATGCTTTTTTCGGGCAATCTCAAAGCTATCTGATAAACTTCGTCGATTACCTTTTCTTTTTCTGCCGAATACATGGAGAATACCGTGGGGCATTGCTCCGCTTCAGCTTCTATTAAAGTAATGATATTCTCTTTTAATTCCGTGTTCATTATTTCAGTTTTATGAATTTGCGTTTTTTACCTGTTTGATACCAAATGATAATATGGTTATCCGTCGTGTCTATCCATATATCTATTGCCACTGCCGCGCACACTATTAAAAGGATGATCAATAAAATTATCATGTCAGTTCCTTTAGTTTTCTGTTGATCTCTTTTTTCGCACCCTTTCGTTCACTTTTTTTCTTGCTGCGATCCCTGTTTTTAATCGGTCTTCCAAAATCACGGTCATCCGATTTTTTGTTTTTTTGGCTGTAAGGTTTCATAAATATCCTATTCTCTATTTTTTCCTAAAAACAAGTATTTCAGTCATAACCTCAGTACGGGCGAATGCACCCTGCCACAGTTTTATGGCATCCACTAAATCGGCTTTTTCTTTTATCAATTCCTTTGTTTTGTACATGCTTTTTTCGGTAAACAGTTTGCCTCCGCTTGCAGGTTCGGCACCGACAACGAATATTAACAGGCCACCGCTTTTTGTTACATCCAGACCTCTAAAAATGAAATAATCAATATAATTTTCGGCATGTGAATACTCTTGTTCACCGTAACCGGCCAATACGTTTCCGTAACTACCGTATGGCGGGTTGCCTATTACCAGATCATATTTTTTTAATCCTCCAACGTTGCCTCTTAACGAAGTCCTTCCTTTTGCACCGCCAAGGAATAATGTTTCAAAAGCAGCGTTTATATGGTTGGCAAGCGGGTAGAGTATTTTTGCAATCAAATGTTGGACGGGATTTACCTCGTAAGTTGTTATCGGTGTACCCGCTTTAAAGAATTTTAAGAACACTCCGATACCGCTCGACGGTTCCAATACACTGCCACCAGAAGGATAACCGTGTTTTTTGGCTAATTTTACCATTATTTCGGCAATCGATTCGGGTGTAAAAAATTCATAGCGGAATTTATCCTTATAACTTTCCCCTGCTTTTTCTGCTTCTCTGCGTAAACCACCGTAACCCGTAAAATGTGAGATGAAGTCCTTTTCTTCTTTGGTAAGATTGTCTTTTTTCAGTTGAAGCAATTCTTCCACCGCTTTATTGTATAGGTATTGATTGATATATTTACGAGTAATGATATCATTTGTATTGACATCAATAAATTTTATATTATCAATTTTTATTTTTTCAGGCTTTATTTTAATAGCCAAATCATCAAACTCTTCGCTTGATATCTCTTTATTAGCTAAACGATCATATAAATCTCTATATTCTTTGGTTTTTGTAATTTCAATCGGTATATTTTCTTTATAATGTGAATCTAAAAATTCTTGGTTTGGTAAAACAGCATCGGTATCATTTTCTATAAAATCAATTTTTTTATTAACCCTGCTTTCCTTTATCTCGGCAATGCTCTTCGGTGTCCAATACAAATCCAAATCGCAAAACAATATCCCTTTGGTAATGTCCTTTATTTCTTCGATGGATATATAGCCCATTTCGGACATTTGCCAATCACCGTTCAACACACTCAATCCGTATGCCTGTAATTGCTCTTTTCCCATGTCTTTTTCGGTAATGTAGAAGTCCGAACCACCAATAAAATAGTGCAGGTATGCAATTGCTTTGTCGCCTTGCCCGTCGGTTTGGTATGTATGCGGCATTTTACGGATCCGTTCGGAAAGTTCAAAAATCATTTCTCTAAAAAATTCATGTTCTTCCGAATCGTCCTTTAATAATGGTATCAGTGCCGCTTTTTGTTTTTTAGGGATGAACCTATTGATATCCTCAAGATTCTTTAAAGCAAACTTATAATCGTTGACAGAGCCTCCCTCTTTGTAAATACCCATTTGTCGCAGCATGGTGTAATATTCCGGGTGAAGTTTTAAATGATCCTGTGCTATTTTCAATGCATTGTCAGGATTATCTGTATGTTCCCTCTCGTCGAACGTCCCGATCAGCTCTTGATAGTTGAATGTTTTTCGGTTGTCTGTTTTGACCGTTTTTTTGACTGTTTTTTTGACCGGTCTTTTTTTATTGGAAATGCATTGTTTTCTGGCTGCTGCAATCAATTCTGATTCCGTCAGGTTTAATTCAGAAAACATCTTTTTAATCCTGTCCGAATTTGACAGTTTATAATACTCTTTTTTAATAGGGCTGTATTTATAGAATCTCAATTTGTTTTGCCATGTCGCCATGTATTTGTCTTTTCCGAGCTTCTGATCAATGATGAGATTGATCTCTTTAGCGATTTGTTGTTTAGAATCCATGAAAAAAGGCTTTAATTCTGATTTTAAAGCCTAAAAATAATCATGTATTACAAACATGTGTGTATTTACTCCATACAATGCCGTATAACTCCGTTAAATTCCGTTAATTTGTGCTTATTTCGAATAAATATCGGCATTTTCTATATCTTCTTCCGAAACGAATTTCTTCTGTATTATAAACTGTCTGTTTTCTTTGTTAAGGTCTGGATATCCTATGAACTCGAATATAATTTCACATTGAACCTTGGTCAGTTGTCTGCTTTTTTCGGTATAACCCGTTTCTTTGAGTTGATCAGTCAAAAAAACGTTTTTTTGACCGATCATTTTCTTTGCGTTTTTATAGAGTTTCTGCCATGTATCCACATTTATATTAAGCATCTTCAACACATCCGATTTATAATAAGCGGCAGGCGGAACATAACCTTTTGTTAAACATTCATAAAAATTCATAAAGAAATGTTTGTATTTTAAAAATATGTTTGTATTTTTGCCATACCATATCTTATGTGTAGCGCAACTACTCTCCGTATGCAGCCCTTCAAAATTGAAGGGTTTCTTTTTTATAACCCGTAGAACATGATATCTTTTATATTTTGTATAACCACAAGATCGGAAGTATCATAATTTCCGCTCAATGAAAAGGTATTGAATCCCCCTTTATGTTCGTCATGAAATAGAATCTGTCCTTTCTTCAATACGATGTCTTTTCCTGTTATTGTCTTTGCCTCGGTTTCTTTCAGAACCTCGTATGTTTTATTGTCTATGCTGAACTCTTTCAGGTGTGGAAATTTCTCGAATATCTTATCCTTTATATCTGTCGTTTCTTTGTTTAACGCATCCCCTATATATTCTTCCGCATAACATAGATATTCAAGGATTTTACGGCATTCCCTGTGGTCAAACTGTAACAACGGATTAATCTTTACATGTGTTTTTACCGCAAACATTAATTTTTCTTTTTTGTCGGACCTGTATTGTTTTGACTTTTTGTTTTGACAGGTTTTACAATAGGATGAATAGTAAATCTTGTTTTCGTCATTCCGAACAGGATAAAAATCGGAGACGGGAAGTTCTGAATTGCATATCCTACATGTCTTTTTCATCATTTTTTTTCAATTTTTTATAAAGTATCTGAACAAAAGGGCCGACCATCAATCCTGCAGCAATCGAAAATATGACTGCCATATATTCGTTGAACCCGTATCTGAATAAAAACATCAGTATCAATATGTAAAACCACAGGTATAATATGATGAACATTAAAATGATCGGGTATTTGATAAATTTCATACAAGGTATTCTTTATAGTTAAAATCGGCAGGTAATATTCCCTGTGATTTCCAATTTTCCAATTCACCGATCCAACATACATAGCCTGTTGTTTCGCGATGTTCTTTATTTTTATCGTTTGGCCATAAATTTGAATATGCCTTCCAAATGATATCGCTGCCTTTTTCGTTGATGAATATTTCGCCGGTGATATTATAGTCTTCGTCGTGTTCGATTACTTTATATACCTGTTTGCATTTTGCGTTTTGTACCAATGGACATGATTCACATGATGCATGCCAATGTACCTTTGAGGCACCACAATTGATGCACTCGTCGTCTTGTCCTATCGAATCGCAGATCACATACATATCATTTCATTAAAGCAAGCGTGTAACTGTCTTTTTGGAGTTTTGACAATATCTGTTCGAATAATTGTTGGAGTACGGGAAACTCACGGTATAAAAACGGATCCCTTTCATAAATCATCCTGTCGTTATGAAAATTGAAGGTCTTGAATTCCTCATACATCCTGAACGTATACCCTTTTTTCATCCGGATGAGCGTTTTGTCCCCGTCTTCCTTCAATGTCATAAGAAACAACTGTGTATCGCTTATCTTGATGGTTTCAACGAAATTCAGGATGGACAATGCCGCAAACTTTTTGGCGTTGTCGTTTGATGTTTCATAAACGGTGGTCACTTCTTTAATAAGAAAATCCAGATTCATGGTTTGGATGATCTCTTTATTTACTTGTTCCATAAGCATTGATTTTGTTTCCATGTTGTTTGTTTGTAGTGAATATAACGGTATCACCCACCTTGAATTTATTTATGCTGTCGGTGAACGAAAAATAAACCGTTTCTTTTTCAAATTTTGTAAAGCAGAAATACTTTGTTTTTCCTTTTGTATGATGTATGGAATACACCTGTGGAAGACTTTCGGTATCGGCTATATACGAATGGCAGGATGTAAAAAAAACGATGGCCAGGCTAAACACTTTGAGTTTGTTCATGAAATTTACCTTTTCCGGTGAGTTGATTTTTTTCGTTGAGTTTGAACTGACCTATAATATTGTCGAACCTGTCATAAATACGGGCAAATTGCACCCGGTTTCTTATTTCTTTTGCCTTTATGCAAGTGTTGACCAGATACCAATAGGTTTGCTCTTCGTTTTTATAAATTTGCCTTACGATATTTGTGGTCCCGTCTTTAAGCAGTACCCAACATTTAAGCACTTCCGAAGGAATGTTGAAACTTCGTACCTCGTTGCCGTCGATAAAATAATTAAGCGGCTGCTTGGTATAATTGTCATAAATGATCGCGTATTTATGCTCATCCTTCTTTCTTCTGATGATATGAGAAAAAAGCATCTGCTTTCCTTTTTGTTTTTTGTCGTATGCAGGTAGGGAATAAAACGGATGGTTAAATGTCATATGAAAATTTTCATCGAACAATACCGCATAAAACATAGCATTTTGAGCCAGATAAGACATAGGTGTATTATTTGATGAGTTTGTTGTATTTCTCTTCTATATGGATAAGCATTTCAACCAATTCGGGTTGCGGATGCGCATCCGATTTGTCGGTCCTATAACTTGTATGCGACCATATACCGGGTTCTCCCCGTACCGCCCGTTCCGAAAATTCCCACATGTCGTCGTGATATTTGAGCGATATGCCGTCTTTTTGTGCATGGTACATCATTAAATTTTCAAGCGACCTGATCTCTTCGGGTGTATATCTTTCAAACCACTTATACCCGTGATATCCTTCCGGGTAATGGATTATTTTATCGATATGTACTTCTATGTTGGCCCATGAATAAAACTTTCCGTTTTTTTCTATAAGACCTCCCCAATTGCAAAGTTCGACCTGTATTGCCTGTTCGTTTAAAAAAACATCCTGTTTGCCGGTTTTCAGGTGCAGAAGCCTTTGTGGAAAATTGTTGCCTTTTGCGTTCAGATATATGGCATATCCGTGGTATTTGGTATCAAATCCCCGGTATATCGTTCCGTTATCCGTGATCCCGTATGCCGTGGCTACCCGCCCTAATTTGTCCGTTGCCCACCCGTGAAACATGTTTCTGGCATTATCCCAACCGCCCGAATGATGTATGACAAATGCTTTCTTTTCAGTGACTTTCTGAACATATTGGTTGCCCGGAAAATCAATCTTCGTAATATCTGTACTTGGATTTAAAAAATTCATAGGTCTTTAATTTTTGGTTGAACAAATATACACAAAAATATGTATTAATCAAACATGTTTGTATGTTATTTTAGAATAACGGTCAAAAAAATGATGTTCATGATCAGGGATGAAGCCATAACCGCTTTCTTTATGGAATTGGAACGGGTCAAACGGACGGTTTCTTCAAGATAGAATTCTTTCTGTTTCCTGCATGAATTGTATTGGGCAGTCCTTTCAGAAATAATCTGCATGTTCAGTTCGTTTTGTTTTTCGAGCTGCAGGTTGATGCCTTTTAAAAGAACGACTTCTTTTTTCAGGGTATCGATCTGTGTATCGTAAATGAGCAGCATGTCTTTACAATTTCTTTCGCTTGCCTCGAGCAGCCTTATTTGTTTGAGTTGATCCGAATCTATGGTGTACTTACCGTTGTTTTGGGAAACGGCCTGTGAACCACTTCCAATCATCAGAATCGGAAGCAGCAATAATATCATTCTTGATTTTTTCATAATCTGAATTTAATTTACGTTTTTGTTTTTCAATAATTTCAAGGTTCTTTTCAAGTATTACGATCTTTTGTCGATCGAGGCGTAAGGTGGTTTCAAGCGAATCTATTTCTTCTTGCTTTTGATCGATCGCGGATTCCCGGACGGAATCCAACTCGTTCATCAACCTGATCACCTGCCTGTCGCTTGTTTTTCTCTGAAACAACATGCCGGCAAATAAAAAAAGCAACCCGACGGCAATGTTCAACAATAAAATAGGGAATTTTTTCATGATATGTTTTCTTTATTTTCTTTTGAATTTTCTGTATTCCACATCGTCCAGGCGATGTTTATGACGGTCCAAAGACAAAACAGCACAAAGATAACAATGGCTATCCATATCCGTCCGAAACATTCGTTATAATAAACCGTATAGTCTGCCATGTGTTTAATTTAAAATGTGGACGGCAAATAGATACCGCCCACATTGATTTTAATTGAACAATTTTTTGATTTTCTTCAACATATCCCTTACGGCACGGTATGAAAAAATAATCTCTATCATTTCTTCCCTCGGGATCACTTCGTTGTAAGAAATAAAAGCAAGCATTACGTCATGAAAATTTTCCATGATGTTTTCAGGGCTGTCGTGTTCGAGAAGTTCTCTGATGATTTTTTCTGCCTTTAAGGCTTTTGCAATTGCTGTGTTGTTGTCGTTTGTGGTTGGCATACCAAATAATTTAGGATTAAAATAAAGAGGGAAGTCACCGCCAACCAATTCCATGCGGAGCATAGAAACGACTTCGGGACTTTCACCCGTTTGCTTCCCAAATAATGTTTCCGAGTTGTTTGTGGAGTATGCTCCATAGAATATAAAATTGATTGGCACCACAAACATATATAATATTATGAATACTGACTTCATTTTTTGTATTTTTTTTAAAACAATTCCATAACAATCGGTTGGTTAAAGACATGCTGCAATACTTCTTTCGGGTACACATTTACTTTGCCGAACCTCGGATCAAATGTTTCATCTATATTGTATCCTTTTTGCTTGCATATCATCGATGCCCTTTGTCCCAACAAAGCGGCCAATTTCAAACCTACCTTTATATTTTGTACCGATGCCCACCCGGCTATCGTGTAATATTCAGGCCGGGTAATGCTTTTTGCCTTTAATTCGGTCACGTCGCTTTTGATTTCATCGAGTTCTGCCTGTTGTTCCCTCATGTTCTTGATCGTGAGTTCCAATATATCGATCGTTTTTAAAGGCTTTTCCGATTCTTTCAGTTTCTTTTCGACATCGATAAAGTATTTTCTTATCTTTTCACCTGTTTCGGTTCTGGCCAACATGCTTAATTTCTTTGCAAAATCAATTGAAAGTGCAAAATCATATGTTTCATTTCCCCTCATACTTAGTATGAAGGTAACCCAATCTTCATTTTCAATTGCAAATTGGTTGTCAACAATATTTTTCTTATACCATTTAGCCTAATTAGCTTTATTGTAGCCCAATTTTTCATATAGTTCTCTGGCTGAAACAGCCTTTCTCCCGTTGTGTTCCGTAATTTTGATTAATTCATTCATGGCATTTGTATTTGTTAAAATGTTAGATATTTCATTTATCTCCCACTTGGTGGGAGTTGGTTAATAAAAAGTTATTCTTTTTATAATCAACATTATAAATCTTGATAAAATACTGCAAAAACCTGTAATTGTCTGAATTATGCTCCGAACGGATGCGCATCAACCCCTCTTTGTCTAAATATACCCTGCAATGTGCCTGAAATTCTTTGGTCATGTGAAGTCCGAAATTAGCTTTGATATTGATCAGTTTTTCCACGATCTTTATAGCGGATCCGAACTGCTTTTCGCTTATGGTCCTCTGTGCTTTCACGTGCATCTCGTTTTTTTCGTGCTGCTTTTTGGTAAAATAATCCACGGACTTTTCGAATTTCAGATTTTTATATCCCCCTGAAAGATAGACATTCGGTGCAACAAATTGAAAATTGAAGTCAGGGTGCGCCCTCAACCACCTGTTTTTGATATGCATGACCACGTTCTGTAAAAATTGTCTTTGATGTTCAAAATGTTGTATTGTACGGCATTTCCCGAAGTATTTAGGATTGGTCACAAGCTCTTGGATCGATTGTAAGACGTATATACGGTAGGGACTGTCAAAATCACGCGGACCGTAGGATTTTGCCTTGTCCGGAAAGATCACGTTCAACAGGAAGATATAAAACGCTGTCACTGTGTTTTTCTTGAAATGATAAAAATCATGGTCTTTTTTCAGTTCTTCCGGTGAAAAAGAAGGGGTTTTACGAACCGGCCAAAGCATTTTGTTGATCCTGTTACGGATTTCCCCGTTCATTTGTTCGTCTGCACAAGCGGAAGCCTTGAAAATTTCGCCGGCAACCTGTTCTTTTTGGTTTTTCTTTTCCTTAACCGATCGGTTGTCGATGATTTTATCAAATTTTTGTCCCGATATGATCAAATCGATCTGCTTTTCGCCCTCAACATCCGGTGCGGGGTTTCCATCTTCCCTGTTCTTTTTTAAGTCTATTTGATCAGAAACAAAATTTGCTTGCAAATTTTCCATTCGATTAAAATCCGAAGGATTTGTTTTATTATTTTTTATAGAAGTATTATATATAGTATAAAAAGAACAGTCTGTTTTTTTACTATTATTAATATCTGATTCTAAAGGACTTAGTAAATCGGTTGCGATCTCGCGTAACACCATTAAATCGGGATCGATCAATACGTCGTATTTCATTTTACCCCTCCTCCATTGGAAGGTTTTTAAGATACCGGCATCCCTCAGCCTATAAAGATATCTTTTGATAGAGGATGCATCCGAACATCTCTTAAACTCTTCGTTTTGCATCGTCATGTTGATCAAATCCTGTATGGTGATCGAAAACATAAAGGGATGTTTGATAACATCACGGGCTTCCGGGTATTTATTGGAATAATTGTACACCTTTAGCCTTGCATCCATGAGTGCAACAACACCCATGTAAATTTCCTTATGCTTGAATGTGAGTTTTTTTGAACCCGGGTTGATGAAT